GATGATGTTTCGACTTCAACTACCGAACGCATGACTTACCGTATCATGGCTGTAACAGGATTGGCTTTGCGTTTTATCAAACAATCAAAGCCGGAGAAGACCAATGAGCCTGACAAGAGCTGACTTTGAACAAGCTGCTAAAAAACTTGGTTGCCAAGTTGCTGCCATCATGGCCGTGGCCGATGTCGAGGCGCCTCGCGGCGGCTTCGATAAGTCGGGCAAACCGGCAATTCTCTTTGAAGCTCATAAATTCAGCAAACACACCAGTCATCGTTATGATTCGGTCTATCCTGATATCAGCTCTCGTTCTTGGAATCGCAAACTCTACGCCAGCGATAATGCGGGTGAACACGCCCGTCTTGAGAAAGCATCAACACTCAACCGGGAAGCGGCGCTTAAATCCGCATCGTGGGGCAAGTTTCAGATACTAGGCGAAAATTGGAAACAGTGCGGTAGTACATCCCTTCAAGGTTTTATCAACTCGGTATATCACTCCGAGTATGCGCAACTGGGATTGTTCGTGAATTACATCATGTCCGATATCAGGTTGCTCAAAGCGATTCAAAATTTGGCATGGTCAACTTTTGCACGCATCTACAACGGGCCTGCTTACGCAGAAAATAAATACGATGTCAAAATGGCAGCGGCTTTCAGGAAATTCTCATAATGCCAATCTGGGCTTGGAAATGGATAGCAATGGCAGTACTCGCCGGGTGGGCTTCTTACGCTACCTATCAATGGATTTCGATTTCGTCCACGGCGCCGCTTATCTGCGATAAAAGCGTTTTGGAAGGGCAAGTCAATCAATTAACAGCTGACTTGGCAGCACAGAAAGAAGAAACGCTGGCAGCAGACGAACGTGTTAAAGCAGGCGACAAAGCAATGGCTCAGGTCGCCAAAACCTTCTCCAACATCAAGGGGCAACTCGGTGAAATTTATATTGATACTTGCACTGGCACTTTCCCTGCCCGCGTGCAAAATGGGCTTAACCAAGCCGTCGAAGCCGCAAACAGTCGTGGTGAGTTGCCGCCAGCCGGCAACTAAAGACGCTGAACCAGCGCCAGTTTCAACGGTGCAAGAATGGGTTGAGAAGGGGCCAGCATGGGCTGGCGACCTTCTTGACTTGTTGACACAGGAGCGTAATTATAGGACGCTCGAACAAGAATGTTATTCATCCGCTTCTAAAAGGAATTCCAAATGAACAAGGCTTTCAATTCCACTCCGCACAAGGCAATGAAAGGTAGCGGTCAATCCACTTCCAAAACCGTCGGTCATAACGGTAATACTGCACGTGCTAACGCCATGAAACCGGCGCCGCTGACCAGTCGTTGTGCCAGCTGCGGTAAGAAAAAATGACCCCGGAACAAATCATTTCTGAAATTCGCAAGGAGCTTGCAGTCAACGATAGGTTGACCAAGCTCCTGACCGATTACGCAACGCACTTTGCAAATAGCGCGTTGCGTGTTTCTTACAAAGTCAATGATGCAGCCATATTAATTCGCCAATCAGGAATGGCCGAAGGCGCGGAACAATTTGTAAAAGAAATCACCAAGCCACCCACTGCCGCTTCCAAAACCTAAAGGGAATTGGAACCGGCTAGACCCACTTGCTAAGGAAATTACACCATGCCAACCCCACTTGAAATTGCTGCAAAAGCTCGCGAAGACCGCAAACTGCGTCAGGCCGGATTCAATCCAGACGGTACAAGGATTGAAGGTCTGGATGACGACCAAAATGCCAACCCAAATGCCAACGCCAATCTCGGTGACGATGATGACGATGACAAAGGTGGCAATAAGCCCCCTGTCAAAACTGCACGTGAAATCGAATTGGAATCCCAACTTGCTGCCGTGCAAGGCAGGGTCGGCCCTTCTCAGCAACAAGCAGACGAATACCGTCGCTTGCTGACAGTCGAGCAAGAGGCTCGTCGGGCCGAAGCCAAACAACGTGATGAAGAAATTAAAGCGCTTCGGGAAGACCTCGAAAAGCGCAACACGTCTATCAATATCGAAGAAATCCTGACGGAAGAGGAACGCGCCGACCTCGACCCGAACATGCTTAAAACGGTGGCCAAGCTGGCTGATGCCATTGCCCAGCGCCGCGCACCGAAGGTGGATACCCGCGCTGAGACGTTACGCATTCTTGCTGAACGCGACGCTCAAAATGTGGTAGATTATCGCCAACGTGTGCTGACCGACCCAACCCGGGGTCTGCACCAACTTGGCACATTAGCTTACGACCCGGCCTTCGTGGCATGGTCGGAAGATGAAGACAATGACGTAAATAGCGTGGTTACTTCGCTACTCAATGCAAAGAGTACCGAAGAGGTTGACCGTTACGCACGAATCGTCGCCAAGCGTATTGTGAAATTTAAGGAGCATAAAGCAGCTCCACAACAGCACGCTGATGTTAAGCCTGCTCTTGGTAATCACATGCGCCGTGAAGCTGCTCCGAAACTCACTGACGAGCAGGTCAACCAAAAATTAGCGCAAGCTAAACAACTAGCTCGTTCGTCTTCTCCTGCTGACCAGAAGAAAGCGAAAGAACTTTTAGCCGAAATCTCATAAAGGAATTACGTCATGGCACGAAATCAATCCGCAGCAGGTTATGAAAGCGTCGCAGGCTCGTTATGGGCGCCGCCAAAAATCGCAGCAAAAATCGTTTACAACTATCACCTTTGCTCAATCACTCCGTTGATTGCCAAATCAGACTTTCTCAGCGATGACGATTTGTTCTGTGGCGGCAAAGTCATCTACGGTGTTGAGCAAGACCTCAACATGTTTGGTAGCGATACCGACAACAACGAAGACCCTGAAACGCTCAGCGGCCCGGGTATCGAATCCGCGTCCATGACCGTTTGCCAGTCGAAAAAATTTGAATGGAAAATTTCCAATCAAGACAAACGCCTGATGTGCAGCAACTACGACAAGTGGGAAGCCAATCTGCGTCGCCAAATCAGCAAGAACATCACCAAGCTGATTGATGCATATTCCATCCCAAAAATCATCGCGTCGGCTCACCCTGACAACGTTGGTTTGAATGCCGGCATGTTGACCCACAGCACCAGTTTGGGTGAACAAGGTGCAGGCGCACTCAACGGTAATACGTTGGCTGGTTTTGAAGACATGATTCTGGCTCTGCGTCTGGTGGCTCAAGAAGCAGGCATGATGTGTGGTGAAGGTGAAATTCCGGGTGAAGGCGAGTCTGCCAAACCTGTCATCCTCATTCCATTGCAGCTGGAAAAATGGGCGCTCAAACTGATTAAAGCATTCGGTCAAGGTTGTTGCAGTGAAACTGCTGCATTCCGCGAAGGTATGCTCGGCTCGGTGTACGGCTTCCAACTGGTATCGACACGTTGGCTGATTCCGCGTAACTTCGGCGTCTCCGGTGTCCTTGCCCCGGTCGTTCTGGTTGACCCCAACCAAGTGCTTCACGCTTTCGATGTCGTCACTAACAAGTGGTGGGAAGGCAAGTTTGAAGACTATCTGGTCGGTGAGTTTGTCTGGGATACTCACGTCTTCAACCCACACGGCGTTGCCGTCGCAATTTCCAAAGTTTAAGGAGCAATATCATGGCACGTACTGCAAAAGCAGCAGATAATTTACAGGTGTTTCGCGGCTCGTTCGCAAAACCTGATGTCTTCGCTCTCAATGCCGGTGACGGTTGTTGCGGCCCTGCCGCAGCGTTGAGTGACTACGACCGCCTCGGCGACCGTGTTCATTTCGACAACGCACTGGCTCACTCCAACCCGACTGGCGCAAACGACAAATATCGTTTCCCTGACGGCAATGGTTTCGGCAACCAACGCCAAGCAATCCTTGACCACATCAATGCCAATGGCGTCGGTGCATCAATCTCGGTATTGCTGGTTCCTACCTTCGCATTCGTGACCGGTCTGGTCATCAAAACGATTGCCGAAGAAACGGGCCTGACGTTCGATGTCGTTTCCCGCAACGGCTTGACCTTGCCCAACGACAGTGAACGTACTGTCGTAATTACGGCAGGTGCCAGCGGTTGTGGTGTTACCCGCACTCAAACCGTCGGCGACGGTGACCCTTCGATTTATGAAGGCGTTGGCGCTCTCGGTGCAAGTGATTTGGCTGAATACCGCATTGGCCGTGGTAACGAGTTTTCGTTGGAAGCCGACGAAATCATGCTCGTAGTAGCAACCATGCCAGCTGGCGGCGTCGTGGTCGGTGACTTTGACCTCGAACTGGCAGTGTCGTATGATGTCATCAAGCGCTGCGACGAACCAGTCTAAGCGTCAGGTGTCAAAGTAAATCCCCCGGCTTAGGCCGGGGGATTTTGATAAATGGAAATTTCCCCAAGGAATTCATTATGTCTCAAGCACGCAAAGTTCTTTCTGTTACAAGCCGCGTCAACGGTCTTCAAGTTGACATCCCACCTGATGCCGCAGGCGTCATCAATCGCTTTCAATCGAAAGGCGACAATGAATTGATTTTCAACAAGCCCAATGCACGCGGCGCCGTTGAAAAGCCAATGATTGTGGAAAGCGAATCCACTGAATCGAGTCTTGCTTAAATGTTGTCAACCCTACGGTACAGCCCGGTCAACTGGCTGATTATTGATTGGGGTTTCAACGGGCAATCCTTCGGGGAGTGCGGCCTTCCATCGCCTGCTCCTTGCGAAGAGCCAGCAGAAGATTCACCTGCACCTTGCAGGGCTTTACCGATTCAAGAAGCGATTGATACCTACGACTGGGCGCGTTGGCTTCCAGAAGTCATTGTCGGTATCGAAGACCCGGACGAAGATATCGCGGCCAACTACGTGCGCGAAGCTGCTATCGAATTCTGTCGCTCGGGTCGTGTGTTACAGCGGGAAGTGGTAGTCGAACTTCAATACGGAGTGAAGACCTACCCAGTATTCCCTTATGATGGGGAAGCAATTGTAGGGGTTATCGGCGTGAAGTTGGATGCCGGTAGCCCCTGCACTTGTTCTGGCGCCGCAGGTACCTACGAAGGTATTGACTGGCAGCTGGATACTGCACGCAATGAATTAACGTTGCACAACGCTCCGCGCTCAGGCCTGTTCAAATTATTGGTATGGTCAGCGCCGACCGAAGATGCTTGCCGCCATGATGTCTTTTTATACGACCGGTTTCGTAGCGACATTACTGTTGGCGCACGAATCAAGTATGTCAGTGCAATGCATTTCCGCGACCGCGCGTTGGTCAATTCCCTGCCGCCAATCGACGTATTTTCTCGTTCGATGTTGCTGGCAAAAAATAAAGCAGTTCGCACTGCAAGCTCTTCTAAATCACAACCGGGTTCAGGCATGTGGAATAGGCATTCATCGCCTTCCTATCGGCATCGGAGATAAACAATGACGCTCAATGATTGGCTCCGCACCATCGCCGCCGTGTTAAACGATGATGAGCCGGGGCGTCCTTTCCAACGCTATCTGGTCAAAGACCTTCTCGCCGCGTACAACGCGGCACTTTGCCTTGTTGCACGGTATCGGGCCGACCTCTTTACCGAGCTGCGCGTCATCCATTTGAAAGCAGGCAAATACCAAGATGCTCGCGGTTGCTGCTCGAAGGTACTGGACGTTCTTGACCAGACCGATGCCAACGGCAATGTGATTCACGAAATAAATAACGCACGTGCAACGACGACAACTGCGCGACGCAATTGGAAAAAACCAAGTTGCTTGGCACAAGGCGCCAACGACTACATAATCAATACGGTTCGCCTCGACCCAAATCTCGATGGCCGCTTTACCGTGACCCCGCCAGTACCTTGCGAGGTTGCAGCATTCGTCATGGTCAAGTGCGTTGAGCAACCTTGCGATTACACCGCAGCCATGCTCAACATGCCTTTACAAAATGATTGCATTCACAACGTTGCGTCATGGCATTATGTGCTGGCCACCATGTTGTCTGGCGACCGCCACGACAACGGCGCCAGTAAAGACCAGTCGTATCATTACCGCATGTTTTTCGATATTCTGGGCATCGTGCAAAAGCAAGATGACCGCGCTGAAAGTAAGGAGCAAGCCACATGAGTTGCAAACCCGGTGAAGACTGCGCTCCATGCCAAGATTGCCCGCCTGCGCCAGCGCCCGTTTTACCACGGTGCGATGTTGCATTGATTGACGGTGTTTACGCCAATGCGACAGTCACCGTTGAAAACGGCTGTATTGTCCTCGTCGTAGCAGGCGAGCCTTTTCTGTATCAGCCAGACGCCTGTTGCGCGTCAGGCAGTGGCGGTAGCGGTGGCGACGGCTTGGACGGCGACCCCGGCCCGCCGGGTGCCGCCGGCACGATTGCGATTGGTACGGTATCGACTACTGCGCCGGGTACTCCTGCGACAGTGGTAAACGTCGGCACGCCAAACAATGCGATTCTCAATATCACGATTCCGCGCGGCGACCCGGGCGTCGATGGCGCAGGCCCGACTGGCATTACTGACGATACGGCAGGAATTGAAATCGTCAACGGGTCGATTCAATCACTGCCGGTCACATGGCCCCCCGTGTTGAATGTCGTGGTCGCTCCCATTGCGGTACCGGGTATTTCACTGAGCATGGTCAAAGACCCGTTGACGGGTCAGCTGAATGTCATTCTGGATATGGATGCCTTTTATCTGCAACTGCAAACGTACATCAACGACCAGATTGCAGCAGCCATTGCCCCAATCCAAAGTCAAATCACCACCATTCAAACTGATTGCTGCTAATGGCCTCGGTTACTTTCAAACAATTCGGCGGCTCTCAACCACGGCTTGCGCCGCACTTGCTGGCGGCTTCGATTGCGTCAGAAGCGCGCGATTGCAAGTTGTGGCACGGCACCTTGGAGTCATGGCGTGAGCCTTTATTTATTCGTGAAGCGCCAGTTGGCACTAATACTATTTTTCTGTTTGACTGTTGCTGGCTTGAGTTTTCTGGTTGCGTTGATATTGCTCAAGGGCCAGTCAACTGCCGGAAAATCTTCACGACTGGCGACCAGCCTTGGCCCGCTGTTGTTACGTTTAGCGCGGAAGATTGCACCCCAACGGTAAAACGTCTCGGCATTCCGTGCGCTGATAAAGCGCCTTCGATTTTAGTCGGCGCCGATACCGGCGTTGCAAAAGATACCGAAGGGCGCAGCTACGCCTACCAATATGCCAATGACGAAGGCCATAAAGGCTCGCTGTCAAAAGCAACCGAATCGCAGCTGATTAAAGACGGTCAATCGGTCGTGATTTCTGGCTGGGAAATTCCTGACCCATCGTGGGATGTCACGAAGGTTTTGATTTACCGTACGGTAGCAGGCCATCAATCAGGTCGCGAAACTGGCAACCTTTTCGACACGACATGGATGCTGGTAGGCGAAGCTGCTATCGGCGCAGTGTCATTTCTCGATGCCAAGTACAACGATGATTTACAGGAAGCTGTCGAAGAAGATATCGCCGACCCGCCGCCTGAAAATTTACGCGGCATTATTCACATTGCTAGTATCAATGCACTGGCTGGCTTCGTCGGCAACCGTGTGTATTTTTCCGAAAATAACAGCTATCACCAGTGGCCCTATTTTCTTGACCTTGACGACCAAGTATGTGCGTTGACGGAAAGCAATGGCGTCGTGTATGCCGCGACCGACGGTGCGCCTTACAGTATCTCCGGCGCAGTCGATTGCAAAAATGCCGGATGCCGCGAGGCCGTCCGCGCACCGAAACCATACCCGATGGTCGGTTGTGGCAATCGTCGTTTAGCAGCGTTACCGGAAGGCGCAGTTTATCCAAGCCATGAGGGTTTGATTCTACTGTCTGGCCGCAGTGCGCCGACGATTTTGACGCACCCGCTGTACGCCCCGGACGACTGGCAGAAGATGGCGCCTGAAAGCGTCCTGCCGGTCGCCAGCGGCGGCAAGCTATTCGTCTTTGCCCGTCGCAACGCTTTCGTCCTGACCCTGCCCAACGGCCCTGAAAATGGCTGGGCTTTGGACACGCACAGCACTCTGTCAGATACCGACGTGAAGGATGCTGTGGTGAGCCGTACGGGCGACTTCTACCTTCTAAAAAATACCTCGGTTGTCCAATGGGATAGGGGAGCGACGTTGCGGCCTCACCATTGGGTTTCTGCCGAGGTTGTTACGGCGGCGCCACTCGGCTTCGCCGCAGCTAAAATCTTCCACTCTGGCGCAGCTGAAAATGTCACGATTACGGTAGATGGCCGGGAAGTCCTGAATCGGCCTGTACTGATGCCGAAGCCTTTCCGGGTGCCTCAGTGGGCCTTCGGAAGCCGCTGGCGTGTTACGCTTGACGGCACTGCCAAAGTGAGCCTTTTCACCTTGGCCACATCCATGAGCGAATTAGGAGCTTAAATGTTCAAAGTCATTCAACCACCGGCAGATGAAGTTGCACTGGCTGAAACCGGCAAGAAAATCATCGCCGCTGCCATTGAGCTTGGGCTGAAACCCGATACACAGGGCTTTTTGATGGCTTGGATTAATGGTACCCGGATTGCGGTTGAAGAGGACAGCGCCGGCAAAATCATCGGTCTGGCCTTGATTGCCCTCGGCAAGCGGTGGGTTCAGAACGATTTCACTGCCACCATCCTCGACCTTCGCGGAGAAAACCAAAAGGGCATGCTAGAATTCGTTCATCAAATCTGTGCTGTCTTGGGCGTGACTTCGCTGTTCTATCAACCTGACGGTGCCGTTGAAGAAAATGGCCAACTGGTGCATCGCGTGTTGGAGTTCAAATTGCAATAAAGGTGAGATATGGCTAGTAGCTTGAAGTGCGTCACCAATGCTGGCTACCAATCTGCTGCAAGTCAGCAAGCCTCGGCTATCTTAAAGCAGGCCACGGTCGATGCCGCTATTCAAGTGGCCGTCGCTTTGTGGCAACGCAATTCCAGCAAATCTATCGCCAACATGCAGCGTGAACTTGCCGACGAGCAAGTTCAATTAGCTGAGCAAGTACAGGCGCACGCAATTTTATTCTGGCCAGAAGAAAAAGAACTGGTCGATGATGCCTTTGCTATTACAAAGGTCGTGACCAACTACGTCGGATTGACTGGCGCATGGGGTCAAATTGTTACCGAGGCCGAAGCCACTGGCCGGAATATCTGGATTGATGCAGCTCGCAAACAATGCTTTGCTCCGAGTCGCTGCGAAGATGCACGTTGGCAGCGTAACGAGCAATTAATCAAAGCCGACATGCAAGGTTATGCTTCACGTCAAGACGAAGCGCGCACTCAAATTTTGAATGACCTGCGCTACGAAAAACAACTCGCTGTACTCGGCCTTGGCCGGGGCAAAGTGCAGACGCTTGTGAGCTACCAAAATATTGCTCAGGCATCTGGCTTGGCCGCAAGTGCGTTTTTGGAAGGGTCAATCAATAGCGGGCTTCAAGCATTCGGTTACTACTCGGTGCGCAATTACAATCAACCGGTAGGTTGGGGCCAAGGTATTAAACAAACGTGGAGTCGCAGTAGCGAACCGCAACATACTTACGCTAAAAAACCAGAAGTGACAGTCATGCCGCCGATGGAAATTAATCGCCCTGCCGCTGTTACAGCACCTTTGGTACCAAGCAAGGCGACTGAAATGCAAATGGGCGCAGAATCGAATACTGCGTTAGGCCGTAACCCCTACTACGAAGGCCCGCCATGAGTTGTTTAGATGACAGTGGCTACAATGCCGGCGAAGCAACTCGCGCTGCTGCGGTAAAAAGCGGCGCGTTGATTCGTCAGATTGCTGCTGCGGCAATTGCCATTGACAATGCAACCCGGTTGATTGACAACTACAAAGACCAGCGTGATATCGCGCGGCGTAGTTTGGCTATCAGCAAGGCACAGCAAAATCAAATCGCTACGGTATTTTGGCCACGCGAAGAAGATTTTCTTGCGGAGTTTTCTACGCCGGAACCTTTGGAGTTGGTCGAAGATATGGGCCGTCGGTATGGCGGTCGTCTTGCGTCAAGTTTGGCAAAGCAATTTGCAGAAGCATTGAAAGATGCTCGCTGTGGTATGCGCCGTTATTGCGCTAGTGCCAATCGCAAAGTGCTGCAAGACCTAATGATGGCTCGTAGCTTGGCCGTAGCCAATGCGCGCGTACTCGGTCGTAATATTGCGTTTGCCGAATACCAAGCGCGCAACGACCAAAACTATAATCGTCGTCTGCAAGCAGTCAGTCTCGGTCGCGGTTTAATCAACGAAGCAATGTCGCTTTACGCTGCCGCAGGCGCAGGTCTGGCCGCAGTCGGCAGTGAGCTGAGTGGCAGCTTGAGCAGCGCCTTGCAATCGTTTGGTTACGCACGCCGCGATTACACAGCCTCGTCAACGCAAACCAATCGGCCTCAAGCTCTCGGCGACCGTGGACTCTATACTGGGCTGAGTGACCAGAACTACGGTAACTTGCGCACTGAGAATTCGTTCGGGTTTCAAAGCAGTCAATCCAGTATGCAAAATCTGGAAGCCAGCAACGTGATGACCCAAGTTCAAAATGTCAACCATGAGTCTTCTCGCTTCGGCGGTGAAACGGGTAAAGACATTGAACAGCTGTCGCGCGGCGATGTTGGTAACGATGATTTAGTTCGTACCGGGATTTATACTTTCCCAGTCGAAAGTTTATTCGGTGGCACTTGTACCGTTGATATGGACAAGTTCCCATTAATGTTTGCTGACAATTATACGAATGGCGATTACACCACGCCGTAAGTAGGAGAAATGTATGACCGGTATTGATTTCATGGCAGTTGCAACTGGACGCCAAAAAGCTCTTGATGATAATTGGCAAGACCGTTTACGTGCGGAGCAAAGCGCTGAATTTAATTACAACGCCGAAGGCCGTGCGCAACAAGGCGTCGTGCGTCAGCAAGCATTCGATAAAGGTCAGGCTGAGCAAGAAGCTGCATTCTTTCTCGCACCGATGACTGCGTTTCGCCAAAAAGCAGCGGACAGTGGAATTCCTGCCGACCAATTTTTGATTGACTACCGTCAGTCGATTATGAATGACCCGAACTTTCAATCGAAAGCACCGGAAGTGCAACGTGGTATCTTGGAACAGCTCGGCGTATCGGCAGCACTCGAAGCACAATCGCTTTTGGCGCAAGGCAATCCTGAATCGACGGCCAAAGGGCAAGCCTTACTGCGCACGTTCGGCGCAACTGGTCAAATCAATTCTGCTGATACTTCGTTTACCTCTGGCGATATTCCCGGCTTCTTGAAAGCACGTGGCGTTGATATCGGCACAGACGGCAGGGTCGATGTCGGCGGCGTGAAAATGAGTCCGTTGCAAGCTGCCGATGCATTGCGTACTCGCGGTCAAGGCGGCTTGTGGGCATACGCAGCTCAAATCCAAGCGCAAGACAAAACTAAAACAGAATTGCAAAAAACGCTCGACAAACAAAAGTTGGACGAATTCAATTCTCGCTACGCTTCGTTTGCTGCACCAAACTCAGGTTTGATTCGCGTCGGCAGCGATACATGGGCTTATGCAGAACGGCCAACGGTACCGGCGTTTCGCTTGAATCCGTTGGAAGGCCTTGTGCCTTTACAAGCGCCGCTTGGCGGCATGCCCCCTGCTGCATCGCCGGTAACAGGCGCTCCGGTTGCAGGCGCAATGCCGACTACGGGAGCAACGCCTGCTCAACAGCTGACAGCAACTCCCGGCCCGAATCTCAATGCACAAATCGTTCAAGCGTTGCCTTTGGCTTCGCCGGAAATCCGCAATGAATGGCAGGCGGTAGCGCCGGCCTTAAACGCAGCTCGCACTTTGTTGACTCAAAATGAACAATCTCTTGAGCGTTTGAAAACTGAGTTTCAAAGCGCTGTCGCTGCACAAGATAATGCAAAAGCCGCAGCACTTGCGCCTCAGATTCAACAAGTCACGGATGCTCAAGCTGAGTTGACTCGCCAGAAAACAGACTTGAATTCGCGTGCGCTCGATTTGCAAGAAAAGATTTTGTCACGTAAACCTGCGATTGATTTCAATAGCGAAATGGATGCAGGTAGCCGCCAACTTCTGAAAGCGCTTGAAAATCCTGAAACGGCCAAAGGCATTTTGGCCGAACGTCCTATCGACGCTGCGCGCATGCTTCAAGCGTTGTATGTCAAGCAACAGGAAGTTCAACTCAAACTGAAAAAACCCGGCATTGAACCGGGCAAAAAAGTGTTGCTTGAAGACTTTGCCCAAAAGTTAGACACTGCAATCTCAGCATTCGGATTGAAATAATATGCAAACCAACTATCAGGAATTAATCAAAAACCAAAACATCCGCACGTTTTTGGATTTGATTGCAGCTACCGAAGGTGTAAAGCATGGGTACAATACCGGCTTTGGTAATACTCAGCTTTCGTCTTTGGACGACCATCCTCGTCAAAGTAAAAATTTCAAGCAGACCGATGGCAAAAAGAATACAACGACTGCCGCAGGTCGCTATCAATTTTTGCAAGGTACATGGGATGAAGCAGCGAAAGCAGTTGGCGCTCAGGATTTCGGCCCTGCATCGCAGGATATGGCAGCGGTATATCTACTCAAACGCGCCGGGGCTTTGGACGACGTACTCAAAGGCAACTTCGATGCAGCAGTGAAAAAATCTGGCAGTACGTGGGCCAGTCTTCCAAGCAGCAAATACGCTCAACCTAAAAAATCAAAAGCCTTTGTTGATTCAACTTTGGCTCGCCTACGCAAAACTGGTGCAACGCCTGCGCCGACAGGAGTTATTCCAATGCCCGCTACTGCCCCTGCCGCTGCGCCTACACCTTTGACTCCGGCCCAGCAATTAATCGCTGACAACGCAGCGCCGCCTATTGCGGCCCCACCAGTCACTCCACCTGCACCCACAAGTGCATGGGCAGCGCAAGTAGCAGACATACAAGCTGCGGGCGAACCAGTGCCTACTGACACGTCCAGCAACACCGACCCTTGGGAAAACAGGCTGATGGCCGATGCTTTGACAACGGACATGGACACGGCCCGGGCTAAAGCGGTAAGCTCGTTCTTTGGCGATACCTACGTGCCGCAAGTTCAATTGCCGCCGTCGATTGACGAATCCATTAACCGCTACTTGGCGAAACTCGCATGACGGATTTATTTGAAAAATCGCTGTCTGAATTGAAGCTCCCTGCGTACGCCGCTGAGCTGAATAAAGCCTACGATGTACCGAAGCCACCGCCGTTGCCAAAACTGCCGTCTGTTACTTCCGACCGCACTCAATCCAGTGCGCTCAATACTGCTGTCGATTTAATTCTCAGCAAGCGTACGAAGGCCGCAGCCAAAGCAGGTATCGCGCCAGATATTTTAGTGGCATCGGTTCCTGCATTTAATGGCGGCGCTGACTTTGCCAATCTTTCGTACGAAGAGCAAAGCAAACGGTACAACGAATTTATGACGACGCAGTTGACTGCGTTGAAAGCTGCCAATCCTAAAGCAGACGACCTTGCGCTTGAAGACGCATTCAAATCAAAGAACCCACCACCGATTGACCCGACCGGCGGCAAGGGAGATTTTGCTCGCGGTCTTGCGCAATACATCCCACAAACAAAAGGCATGTTGCAAGGCGCTGCTGGTTTACTGTTGAAAAAAGTCGGCGCTGACGAAACTGGCGATGCACTGCTGAAAGATGCACAAACCTCTTCGGAAGAAGCGGGCAAACTATCTTTGAAAAACGATGCGTTTACCGAAGCCTTGAAGCCTAAAGGTTCGCTCATTGATTGGGCGCAATACACTGCGGGTAGTTTGACTGGTAACTTGATTGAATCGCTTGCGACCGCAGGTGTCGGTGCAGTAGTTGGCGGCGCTTCGACTGGTGGCGTCGGCGCATTGCCCGGTGGCGCTGCTGGCTTCGTTGCAAAGTCTCTGGTCAAGAAAACATTGCGTGAAGCAATCGAACTCGAATTGGAAGCCACTGTTAAAAGCCAAGTGGCAAAAGGTTTGACTCGCGAAGCGGCGTTGAAGATTGCGCAAAAACAAGCCGACAAGAAATTAGTGCAAGCAGCAAGTAAAGCTGCCGGCGCAACGACTGCCATGTTGACGGCATCAGGTACTCGCGGTGTCGGCGAAATCGTCCAACAAGCACAGCAAGCCGGATTGTCGCCTGAAGAAATTTCCACTTTTGATATCGCAACCGGTGCAGGCGTTTACGCATTGGCTGAAACTGTCAGTGACAAATTAATGCTCGGTTCCTTTATGAAACCCGGCACGCGCGAAGTTGTCGGACGCACGGCGATTGGCGCATTGGAAACTGCTATCCCAGAAGGCCTTACCGAAGTTGCTCAAGACTCGGCAGTAGGCTTAGCTGCGGGTACAGGTTTGCAAACGCCTGAGCAGGCGCTCAATGCGTTTGCTGCTGGTTTTGTCGGCGGCGGTACCGTCGGCGGCACAGGTGCGATTATTTCTGGCCAGAAAGCTCCGGCAAAGCCAACTCCGTCTCCAACCGACCAGCTGACATCGACCGAAGATACCGCGCCAGTGCGTCCTGCTGCCGGTACGCTGACTGACCTTGACGGTACAGGCACGATGGGCGTTTACCGTGCTGACGGCTCTCTGGCGTACGCAGAAGGCCAGACGCCGACGCCTGTTGCCGACGCGCTCATTGCCGCGTCGCAACCTGCTGTCGCGACTCCGGCTCAACCAGTTGCTCAGGCGGCACCTGCTGCGCCTATTCCCGGCACGACCAGCATGGTAGGCGGCTCCCAGATTATTCTCGGTACGGACGGCTTGTGGAATTATGCCGAAGGCGCTGAGCCAAACCCTGTTGCCAATTCCGAAATTGTCATGCGCAACGTCGGGATTCAAACAGCGCCAACTGAAAATACCAATGCACCTGCGGCTGACAATGCGCAGGTGACCACTCCTGAACCGCAAATTGAAATGCTAACGCGCGCTCCTGATGCGCCGACGTTACCTGCCGCAGTGGAAACTGCCAACGCCGATTTACGTCAAAACGTTGTGCCGTCTTTGGCCAGTCAACCCAATCGGTTTGTAGCTATCAGTTCAATTGCATCGGCACTGAACCAATTATCGCCTGCCGACCGCCAAGCCCTTAACCAACTTGCAGCTGAAACAACGCAACCTGTTTCTCCGCAGGAAAACCCATTGCTATTTGCCGTGCGCGAACTTGGATTGAATCGCCGCGTTGATGATGCATTGGAAGGCGAACAGTGGGCGCGTAACTTGCGTAATGAAGCTCCTATCTTTCAAACGCTGCAACGCATGGAAGAAACGCCGCAATTTGTCGGTACCACGAATGCTTATATTGCTGGTGCCATTCGCCAGTTGTATCGGTTATCAGGAACAGCGCTTCCGGGCGTGGCATTTATCCCCGCGCCGACGCAAGGGGAGCTTGGCTCGTATAACCCGAGTCGGCATCAGCTGACTTTCAACCCCACGACGACTGCGAATACTGTACTGCATGAAAATACCCATGCATTGACGACTCGCGGCTTACGTCAACTGGAACAAGCAACTGACCAGCGCTCACGTGACGTTATTGCTCTGCTCGATGCAATGCTCGCAAAACTGCGTGCCGCAGGTCAAACTCGCGGTACCGCAGACCGCCACGAAATGTTTGCTGAACTTGTACGCCCTGAATTTTTGGCGCTTGCCGCAAATACTTTGTTTGATTACAACGCTCTGTCGCCAGAAGCTAAACGCGGGTTCGATATTATCGGGGCCAACGCCAGCGCCAATGCAAGTCTGATTGAAATTATTTCAGATTTCATTGCCTACGTGTTGCGTACGATTGACCCTATCTCCCGTGTTGATAGTGCATCTGTATTGAACGTACTGACGCAAGCTGCGGCTACGTTGACATCAATGAACGGTACGGCTCCTGTATCGAGTACCGCGAATACACCGAATACTACGGCTCTCGGTTCACGGATTTATAACAGTGCTGCTCGTCAAGAAGTAATTCGACTCGCACGTACTTTGTGGGTGGAAAGGGCAATAGATACAAGCAGGACTCAAAGTGACCGTCAAGCACGTGACTTTTTCAGCTTAATTGAAGAATTTAACTCAGATTCTATTACTGCCAGCGATGCTACTGCAATTCGTAGGTATAACGATGGCTTATTTAATTTTTCTGAATTATTAGCTTATTTTACGGGGGTGCCTGAACGTACCAATACTGCGGTTGACACTAACCCTATTACTGCTGCGGAAGCTCAACGTATTAGTCCTGCTGGATTGCCAGAAGGAAGTCAGGTGCGGCCCCCAAATGCAGACCAAGGCATGAATGTTTGGAGTGTAGTGCTTCCAACTATCGTTCGTGGACGTAACTTAGTGTACGGCCCAACTCAAGAACAGGCTGTCGCTAATGCAATAGCGTGGGTGCAAGGACAATCACCTGATTCAAATATCAACGTCCGTTCACCGCGCGCCGCCACTCCTACTGGTTGGGGCCGTGCAGAAACGGCAACGCCGCAAATTCCACAATTGCCTGCCGAATTGCGTGGCGCAAGTCCGCGTGCTGGCAATGCTATTTTGAATTTTGCATCGGATATCGACCTTGCGTTTCTGATTGTGCTGCGCAACACATCACGCCGTCGTGCCGATTATCGTGCATGGTTGAATCAGCTTGGTTATACCGATTCGATGATTGAAAGTGCGCGCAATACTTTCAACCGTCGGCTTCGGATGAATACCCAAGGGCGTTCTGGCAACGTCAGCATTCCACAAATTATTCGCAATGTTCGCAATGGCGCAAATCCTGCGCCAACGCAACGCGCCAATACAGTTGCGCCGACGCAATACTCGCCAGAAATTTTTAATTCGCTGCGCAACTTTGCATTGGCACGCGGCGCTCAAGGTATTTTCCGTGGCGTGCCGCCGTCAGGTGCGCTTGGCCAGTTGGTTCCTATCACTGCGAATGCTACCGAACGCATCGGCCATTTTTGGCAAGCCATGCGTGACGGGATTGCAGCGCTCAATAATAACCCTCGTTTTGCAGGCCAATTCAGGATTACTCCTGACAACACAATTACCTTCAATAACCGCCGCATCGGCCTCGGTTTAGCAGGTACGGTAAGTGGCGTGCCTACGTTTGCTGCTGAGACGACAAGTTTCGATACAGGCTCTAGTGCCGGCGGCGCATTTTACGACGTACTAAATGGTGCTATCGTTTCTTCGCGCTCGAAAATTTACAACGGTAGCTTGACGAACGTAAACACGATTCGGCTTCCAATCAACCGTCTGCGCGCCATGTTGAAATGGGGCGCACTGACCAATAACTTCATCGGTGCGGTAGAAGGCTTGGCGCCTAATGGAACTGATGCTCCTACCGTTACCGGGAAGTTTATCAATCTGCTGAAAAAAGTAGCCGAGAAAGCTCAGGCTAATTTGCAGCCTGCTGTCGGCACTGGACGCATTCTTTACAACCCTGAAACTAATCGCATTGAAGTAGGCGACCAGTCGTACACGTTTGCGGAATTGAAACCATTGACGCAAGTGAATTCGCGTTCTGACCAAGCTCAAGCGTCGGCATCGACGCCAGATACGATTGCGCTGACTGGATTAGCCAACGCGCTTCAAGATGCTGGTTCGCCAGAAGCGCAACAGCGCGTGCTGGATGCGGCGTTTGGTGGTGGCGATAACTCACTGTTCGGCACTGTATTCTCGTTGCCTGACGACAACGAATCGTTGGCCGACTTGGTGTTTTCAAAAGCCGACCAAGAAGTGCAAGCGGCAGATAACATCGTGCCGTCTGACGTCATTCCGAATCAGCGCATCAACTACACCCAACTGCAAGAAAGTATTGCCAACGGCGAACAGGCAGCGCCAGTATCGCCGTCGTCTGAAATGCGTCAAGCAGCGCGTCGTGGCGATTGGCAAGGCGTGCGGCATGCGCTTTCTGGCGCTGGCAAGTGGCTCAACCAAAAGTTGCACGACCATCTGGTACCGATGGTCGATTGGATTAATGACCTGCCTGTACCAGACGCATTAAAAGCCTCTATCAACGCTGCGCTTTATCGCGCTCCCGGCGTACGTGATTTCTTGCTCAACGATGCAATGGCGAACTACGGCGGGCAAGACTTGAATAAGTTGCTGGCCGATTTCTCGACCAAGTATGGCATCACTGCTGAGACTGCGGCACGTGACGCCGGTTACTGGGCGACTGCTACTCGCGCACCGGAAGGTAACGCTATCCTTCTGCAACGCGATTCCGATGCCATTGTCGAAGCTCAGCGCAAGCTGGCCGACGGTACTGGCTCGCAAGCCGAAGTCAATGCAGCGGTGGCTCAATTTGTTGCCCGCCATGCCGCTATCAATAATGCACAGACGAAAGTGAAAGTGCATGGCGGCGACGGCGTTGCCGGGTTCAATAACGCTCAAGCACGTTTGCTGTTGAACACTCTCGAAGCAAAATATTCCAAAGAGGATATGAAAGCGATTGCTGACAAATTGCAGTTGCTCAATGCATGGCGCTTGGCTACCGATATTGAAACCGGTAAAACATCGCCTGCGACCGCAGCTGCATTTTTGCGTCAGCCTGAGCTATTGCCATTGCTGAAAGAGCTGCGCGATATGGGAGCGACGGCAACAGCTACCGAAGCAGACCAAACAGCAGCGCTCGAAGCAAAACGCAAAGAAGTGATTAATGCTGTCAAGTCGAACTACGTGCCGTTGTCAGGTAATCCAAACCAAGCGCAAGCGGACAACATTTTTTATTCAGGCGGTCGTCAACCAAACGTATCCCGCGATTATCGTATGGGCGGTCGTACTACGTCGATTCCAGATGACGCAGTATCGGCTACCTTGGCCGCTGTGATTAAGACAGCGAGCTACGGTGGCTGGCGCGACTTCCAAGACGGCATCGCTGATGCTTACGCGGCAATGACACCTGACCAACGCGAACAGGCGGGCGTTTACCGTACCTCGGTAACTGACCGTAGCCCGATTCCAGCGGGGTCGATTGTGCGTCGTCGCAATGGACAGACGGCGGCATACCACTTGCGCGATGAAAAACTGCTTGAGTCCGTTCGCGGCTCGAACTTTGAAGACAACGGAAACATGTTCTTGTCTGGCATGGGCAAATTCACCAAGTTGTATTCCTACTTGGCGACGCAAATTGCGCCGTGGTTCGCGCCGAAAAACTTTATCCGCGATTTCTGGGATAGGAGCGAATTAATTCGCACCCGGAAATATCTCGACGCCAATGGCGTTGAAGTCGATTCCACGAAGATTGCACGCCATATGCTGTCGTACATGGGTAATCCGGCAAAGTTGGCAACGCTGATGAAAGCGACGCAGAAAAATGCCTTCGGCATCGACGGCAGCAAATCGCTCGAATCACGGTATCTGGATGAAATGCTTCGCTTAGGCGGCGGCAGTATTTTCGGTGACCGCTTCACTGCCAATCGCGCCGATTTGATTGAAGCCATCTTGACTGAAAAGAACGGCTTCAAGCAAGTCGCCAAACTGAAAGAATACGTGGCGAAATACAACCGCATGTTCGACCTTGGCCCTTCGCTCGCTGCCTACATTGCATTGCGCGAAAACGGAGTACCTGCTGCACGTGCTGCCGGCGGTGCGCTCGACCTGATGAACTTCCGCAAGCGTGGTGAAAACTCGGCCATCCTGAGCGCGTTCTACGCCTTCGCACAACCGGCTATCACCAGCGGCGTGAATACCTTCTCATCATTGGGTACCCGGCGCGGTCAGATTCGCTTGGCGGCGTACACCGTCGGCCTGATGGGCTTGCAAGCATTCTTGCGTGGTCTGGCCGATGATGACGAAGGCGGTAACAAGCTCGACCAGCAAAGCGATTTCTTGCAGAACACGCACATCCTTGTGCCGTTCGGCAATGGCATTATCAAAATTCCATTGGCGTTCGGTCTGGTGCGTATTGCAAATAGTATGGCGCGTGCGTCTATCGGTGTCGGCACTGACAACTTGACGTTGAAAGAAGCTGGCGGCGATTTAGTATCGGGCGGCATCGTACCGGTTATCTCGCCAATTGAAGACGTGAATATTCCTTGGGATACGCACCCTGTTCAAGCGTTCGGAATGACGTTTGCGCCGACATGGATTAAACCGCTGTTGGCCGTCGGTTTCAATCAAACGCCGTGGGGTACCGCCATCACCAACGATAAGTACGAAGACACTCAGCAATATAAATCTGAGCAGTTCGGTAAAGGCGTGTCGCCGACTTACAAAGAAATTGCTGTCTTCTTGCGCGAAAACATGGGCGTCGATATGTCGCCAGAAGACGTGAAATATTTAATCAAAGGCTATCCGCTTGGCCCCGGCACCATGTTAGTCAACGGCTTTGTTGAAAACCCGTACAAGGAAAGCAAAGGTCGCGCCGTTGAAAACCCTGCGCTGCAACAAGTGTATGCAGGCTATTCGGAAGCGGCTATCTACTTCCAGTTCAAAGATGCATTAACCAAGACCGATGCATTGCTGAAAGAAGCCAATGTCGGTAACTCGGATTTTACCCCTGAGCAGCGTGCCATGTTGGATTGGCGCAAGCGCTGGGATAAAACCGATGACGCATTGAACGCAGCAAAAGCCAAAGTCACCAAAGATAAAACTCTTTCCGAGCAAGGCAAAACTGCTCGCAAGGATGCAATTCAACGCACGCGCGAACAAGCTACTGCGCTTGCGTTGTTTCAATACCGGACGGCCATTGGCCTACCGGCCACTCGCACAGAAGCATGGAGTCCAAAATGAAAAAGATGAAAGGTAAAATGCCTTGGATGGAAAAAGGTATGACGATGAAAACGACCAAGAAGAAAACGGTCAAGAAGAAAAAGTAGGATGCCTTAACGTAGCGAACACTGCGTCTTGCACAGTGGCCTTACTGGTTAGCCGGTCGGCCACTACCCTATCAAACGTACCTGTCGCAAGCAGGCGATAAATATTAACAATGCGTTTGAATCCCGCTTGAACTTGTCGCACCGGCCCGATACGTTCAATCAATTGCTGGTAGAGTTCCATATCCCAGCCTACGGAATAGAATGCGGCATCGCATCCACCGTACTGCAAATTCAACCCATGCCCGCACGACGCCGGATGCACTACCAGCATGGGAATTTTGCCGGCGTTCCAGCGGTCTTCTACTTCTTGCTGTTTTGCTCCACTCGGTAGCAGTTCGGCATGCTTGAACCTTTTGAGAATTGCTTCGCGGTCAGGCGTGAACGCATAGGCGACGAGCAGGGGCGCACCATTGAGATTTTCAACCAACGATTCCAAAGCATCCAGCTTTTCATCGTGAATCCAATGTGCGACCGCCTGCTCGTCAAAGATATGCCCGCTGGCGTACTGTAAACATTTGTTGGTAATGACACCGGCATTTACTGCGGTAATCGTTGTTTCTTCTGACAGCTTGAGTACCGCTTCGCGATGTAGCTTGCGATAATTTTTCATAATTGCTTCTGGCAATTCGATTTCAATATCGACTTCGCGAGGTTTTTCGCAATCAAAATAATCGTAGGCATTGACGCTGATAGTTACAGGCGCAATACGCGAAGTGATTTCGCCCTGCGCATGTGCGTGAGGCTCGAAGATAGCTTGCTCAGCGCTTGTACCGATACGTTGGTAAAACCAACGCCCGACAAAATCAGAATATGATTTACCGAGTGACTTTCCGAAGTCGATAGGAAATTGCTGGCCCCACAAATCTTTCAGACCATTCGGCGCTGGAGTACCGGTAAGATTTACCCAACGTTCTGTTTTAGGCGCGTAGCACATCAATGTCGCTGCATTCTTTGAGCCTGCTTTCCTGAAAAATAATTTCCCAGTCTTAGACCGTTGAAAACTGCAACGCTGACCTTTAATGCGCGTGCTTTCATCGGCGACAACCGTTTTGAATGGCCATGTTTTATTGAGTGCGGCTTCGAGCCATGTGAGTAGTCCATAGTGCGTCGTGTAAATATCAGCTGGGCGCTTGAGCGCTTCCATGCGTTCGACAGCAGTACCGATAACACGACTGACGCGAAGCCCTTTGAGTTGCGCCCACTTCTCGACTTCGCGATGCCACACGCTGTTGGCCACGCGCAGTGGGCCAAGGACAAGCACTGGCCACACATTGTCGGTAAGCGACAACGCATCAAGGGCCATCAATGTCGAAACCGTCTTTCCCATACCCGGCGACGCAAACACGTTACACCGTGCATGCGACTGAATATGGTTAATGATTACGCCTTGGTAATCATGCGGCTTAAACTCATTCGACAATGGGAAATTCCTCGATAATTTTTGGGTCGATACAGTGGTGCATTTCAACGCCGTCAAACAAGCGCCACTTGGTATTAGTGACGCGCACCCAGCGAAGTAGTTTCTTACAGTGGCGACAGTGTGCAAAGCCGGGAACGTTGGCATCATCCATCGCCAACTCGTATTCCTCTGCATCCATCATATCTTCTGCCATGTCGGCAAACTCGCCCATCATTGGAAATTCAACTCTGGAAATTGGTCGGTCAAATCATCGTCTTGACAACGATGCGGTTCGTCGGTATCAACTTCGTACAGCACGCCGTCGAGCCAGTAGCAATCTTCCTGACAGTCGCGGCATTCAACTTCTTTTCTTCCGGGCATATCAGTTTCTCCTGAACGCTTCGACGGTTAATCCGATGCTGTACCCTATCGTGCCGACGAGAATTACAGTTCCGGCCCAAATCCAAAAACTACTGAAAATAAAACGCAGAACTTCCATCATAATTTCTTCTCCATGATAGCGCGGTCGAAACTGGTTATTAAATTCTGAGCAATGTGCTGAATGGTGTAGGCTTCAAATTCACTGCTTGGTTCTTTTTCCCCAATGCTCAAGCAATACTTCTGCCAAATATGCACTGATTCGTGAATTAGCAAGCCGTAGATATGACCTCGCGGAGTGCCTTTGGTACCGTCTATGCAGACGATACAGCAAACTTGCCCGTTTTTATCATGCAGCGTATGCATTGTGCCGTTGCTGCCGGGAGTTACCCAGTGAGCCGAATATTTTTCGCCCAACCGTTTCAATGTATTGAGGAAAGCCGCTTCGCTCAAACACAAACCATAGAACGGTAAAGGTGCAGCTGCCGACCGGTCACACCATTCAATAATTTCTTTTGCCATTTAATCTCTCCAAATTGCTTTGCGCATGCGGTTTGTGATTCCGTTTTCCAGCATCAAGTTACAACCGTAATCATGGCACACTGGCCTGCCATGCAATATACCCCAATTGGATAATTTCAAATCAGTGAAATACGCAGGCACGTACTTCGGTAAGCGGGCGCGCGTTATAGGCTTCGTACGCATCTGAACCAGCACTTTACCGTTCGGGGAAATTTCCATGCAGGGTGCGAACCATTTTTTATGTGCGGTAAAACGCACAGCTTCCCACACGTTCCACTCGGTCACGTTATTGAAAGTCGAACCCGGTTCAATTTTTACTACATGCTTATTGCAAGGTTCCCACGGATATACGCAACGGTATATGCCTTCGCCAATCATAGGTTCGTTGATTAAAAACGACAGAATCTCGCGACTTATATCTGTTTTGAAATGAGCATTGTGTAACGCATCAATAGTCATAGTAATCCAAACTCCTTGAATATTGCATCGACGCCTTCTTTGCTATCAGTCCAGCGAACGTTAAAGCCTTTTGCCGATAGCGCTGCTATTTCTTCGACTTGCTGTGGCTCGGGTTTTTCTCCCGGTTTTTTAAGTTCGATGATAATCAGCAAAGCGTTATCGAAAAAATTCCAACGGTCAGGCGACCCTTTGCGACCTTGATACACGACTTTGCGAGTGAAGCCGCCTAACTGCTTCACCCGCTTAATCAAATGAGATTCAATTGCCGACTCTTTCATTTCTGACCCAGATATTTCTTCGCTGCAACAGCGATAGTAGCCGGGTCAAAGTCAGACCATGTGACTTCAAATCCGGCCAGATAGGCTTTGCCATCTTGCAACTGAATATGTTGGCTAATTTCCGGGTGCGCTTTGAATCCGCTGCCGAGTCCAAGACCGGTATTTTCGCGAGTGGCTGTCGGGTCGATTTCTTGGCGCAGGTCGAACAGGCTTTCGATAGTGAATAGTAGTTTGGCAATCATTAGTCAGCTTTCCTATAACGGTAGGTTTCAAAACCGTCGGCAGTCAGCGGCAAGCCGACAGCCCACGGACGCGGAGCAGTCATCATACCGACCATGCTATCGACGGTAAAATCGTCGGAGTCGGGGGTTTCAGTAATCACTTCATCGTGAATCGATAGTACAGGCAGATACTCGGCTTCTTCCAAGTCCACCAATCCGTCGCGCAGGATGTCGCTGGCGAAGGCCTGCGTCGTCAAGCCTGCCAACTTACCGCCGTGGGTCATTACGCGGCCCCACTTGCGCGTGTAGCGATTCAGGCCTTTGTACGACATCGAGTTGCCGTCCACTTTGGGTTGCAGGAAGACCAAACACCGGCCAGACGGCAGGCGCATCCGCATCCACTGGCCGTCGCGCCGGAAGATAACAGGGCCAGCATGGAAGCTCTTTTTATCGTAGGTCGCTGCCATCTTGAAACCGTGCGCCAAATCATTCCACAATTCGACGGTAACGGGGCGTGCAGCCCGCCATTTCTGCTTGACGTACTCGAACGCCGCGTACATTTCTTCGCTCAACCCAGCGTGATAGCCTTGCTTCTTGGCCCATGCATACTTGCTGGCACACTCATTCAAGTGAGCGCGGTCGCCATGCACCCAGACCTTTGCCGCGAGGTCGGGCAAATCCAGATGGTAGGTCATGGCAAACGTCAAGAATGCCGCCACGCCGCCACCGTAACCGAAGGCCAGCTCGATAGGCTTACCGATAGTCCGTTGGGCCTTGGTGACCGTTTCAGGGTTGCCACCGAATACCGAGGCGTAGGCCAGCATGTAGGCATCGTATTCCAGCACGCCGCTGTCAACGTCACGGTAGAAGTCCAAAATGTACTCTTCCCCGGCCAGCCATGCCAGACCGCGGCCTTCGATGGATGAAAGGTCGGCGACAATCAGTTTCTTGCCCTTGGGGGCCACGATGGAGCCACGAACGCAGTTGCCCAGTACCTCGGCCAGATTGTCGTACACCAACGGCGCAGCGCCGGTCTTGATGTCTGAAATCGCCTCTTCAATGATGTGAGGCTTCATGGTCGGACGCATCAGATTTTGAGGCTGAAATACCCGGCCAGAATAGCGACCGGTTGTGGCCGCACCGCAGAATTGCAACGCGCCATGCAACCGGTCATCGGACGCAGTATTTTTAATCAGTGCAGTGTACTTGGCCGACGAGTTACGGCTTGATGCAATACGCACTGCGAGCAGTTCACGAAGTTCACGTGGTAAGGACTCATCTTCCACGCGGCGCTGCAATGTATCTGCACGCATGTCGGGCAAGGTCACACCCCAATATTTCAGAACATAACGTAACAATTCGTCGCGCTGAGTGGCAGCTGCGACTTCACCGTTGGTTTGGTCAAAGGTTTTTTCATTGAGATTTTTCTTTTCTTCGGAAGCCGCTTTAACCGCAGCATGTGCCAATTCCAAATCGACAGCAAAACCACGGTCATTAATTTTTTGGTCAAGCACCCACATTTTGTGTTCGTTGCTTGGCTTTTCAGGAAAGTTCAAGCCGGGGTAATTCCACTTCGGCATCATGCGATGCAGTTCGCGCATCGACGTAATATCGCTGATACCGTACAAGCGAAACTGCTCCCATTTTTCAGGGTGCGTCGCTTCGGTATTGCGCTTGCCGCCATTAGGCTTGCAGAAAAAATGAATCAGCGAACGGCCTTCTTTCATCTTAGCCAGCGATTCATCAAGACCGAATACCGTACAAAGCGTGTCGAGGCCACCGGGCAAGCCGTGAGATAACGCCTGTACCATCGTGTCAATAATACGCTCAGGCGAAACGTCAGCGCCGGGAAACAGCTCTGCCATATAGATTACGGTACGGTCGAAAAAAGAATTATGGATGACGATAGGCATGTCGCTTAAATAAATAGCGTCGCTCAAATCGTCAGGCATAGCTTCGCCGCGAGTCAAATCCCAAATCAACACAGGGTCATCGCCAATAGCGTACTGGCACATCATCACTTCGGCATCGGCACTATAATTATAAGTTCCGTCTTTGATTGGAGTTTCTGAATACGTCTCCAAATCTAAATACAACTTGCTCATAGCGTTCCTGCCGAATGCATATCGCGTTTTGCGTCAACGTAGGCTAGATGCGCCAGTTCTGGAGTAGTATAAGTTCCAAGCATTTTTTGCTTGCCGTCGATGCCAATCTTTGCCCTGAATGAATTGCCGCGAGGCACAACACCTTGAAACCCTGTAACTGAATTTTTGTGAGCTTTTCTTTTATTTTGTAAGTTTTCAGCACAAGTAAGGTGCCGCAGATTCTTAATGCGATTATTACTTCTTACAGTGTCGCGATGGTCGATAACATTAATAGGCATAACACCGTGAATATAGAGCCATGCGAGGCGATGAGCATAATACTTCACGCCATCAACATTTATTTGCACGTAGCCTAGTTTTTTATTGACACTTCCAGCAGCTTCGCCGATAGCCGTTGAGTTTGCTGTTTTTACCCGGCGAATAAAAATGCCCGTACGAGAGTTGTATTTGAACAGCTCTTTCAAACGTGCTTGAGTTAATTCTTGTTTAGGCATCTGCGCAGTCTCCAAAGGAAAAACACCCGGGGCAAATCGCCCCGGGTGGCTTTATTCCATTAAGCAAACTCAGGGTCGATATCAACGATACCGTCAGCCCCTTCAACCACTTCAAACTCATCAGTGGTTGCTTCTGCGCCGCCGGAGAAGTTGTCGCCATCACCTGCGAATTGCACAACGAGAATGGTGGCGTTGATACGCTTACCGTACTGGTTGTCTTGCGCCCAGAAGTCCACGCTGACATTGACGTAGCAGCCCGGGTAAAAAGCCCCGGTATCGCGTGGAAGTTCAGTTTTATTACCTGCCAGCAACTTTGGTGGTGCGGTCGCTTTTGAACGGCACGACAACGACCAGTTGCCTTCAAAGCCTTGATAATCTTTTTTCAGGTCGCCGTCACGCAGCGCCGTTTTCAGATTTTTCATAAGGCCTGCAACAGCGGCCTCGGCTTTAGCTTCGCCCCATTCCTTCGAGGCAGCTGCGTGCATTGCAGCTTTACAGGCGTCGCAGTTGGCGCCGGTTTTATCGAACAGCAACGTTGCCGAATATTGCGCTTTGCCTTCGCCTTGGAACTGCTCAGGTTTATTCAATACAGGGAACGCCAAACGGACACGCTTTAACAATACTTTGGTACTCATAATTGCAATACTCCAATACTAATGTTTTCACATTACTTCGAGGAAACCGCCCCGCCGGATTGCCAACTTATTGTTGGCTAATTTTGTTTAAGCAGGCAACCAGTTTATCAGTTGCCTCACTAATAGCAACAGCCTGAATCTGTGCAGCATAAAGATTTCCTACCGCATTGATATGTGCAGCACGTGATTCAGGAGAATCATTTGTGCGATAGCATTTTCCTATTTCTTCGATTTCACGTAACCCTTTATTAACTAAAGAATTAAATTTCATACCATCGCCTCGTCTTCGTTTTCAAAACCTTCGAGACTTGGCGTATCAACCCACAACTGGCGCGGGTCAGTATCTACGGTAATCGTAGGACGTGCAGGGTTACGAACGCACAGCGAATCGACAATCGGTTTAAGTTTCTTGCCGAGGGTCTTTTCAATTTGCGACGGCGATTTCAACGTTGCCGGTTCGTACACTTTTTCTGGTGGATAGTTTTGGAATGCAGTTTCCGCAGCAGCAACGTCAGCCCATTTGCGATTGCCTTCGCGGCCAAGCACCAATTTCAACCCCGGCAGCTTATCGCCACGCGTCAAGCGTTTGAAGGTTTCATGCTCAATGGCTTTCACCCAAAGCTCTGCCAACGGTACCTTGCTATGCAGTTCGGCCAAACGTTCAGCGCTCATTTCTTCAAGCGTATTGAGAATATCAAACTCGCTTGTATCGTGATGCACTTCGATAATACCGTTCAGCAGTTTAGGGCAGAACGACGCAGCAGGACACCACTGGCATTGCGTTTCGCCAGCGACCAAATATTTATCTGTCCACTTAACATCGTCAGGATTGGTGTAGAGCAAATCTGCTTCTTGCACCAACTGCGCGGCTTGACGCAGTTCAAAGACTGCATCGGCCAACTCTTTCATCGACATTTCAAACGGCGAAGGTGTCGAGCTGACGCGAGGTTGCATAATATGCAGCACTACTTTATCAACTACTTCACCGACGGATTGAAGTGCATACACTACGCCAGCAGCATAAAGTGTCATCTGCTTGTTGTTACGCGCATCGACATATTTGCGACCGAATTTGGCGTCGATAATATGTACGGTCTGTTGGTCTAAGACAATGGCATCGGTTGTACCAAAACCTTCTTCATCAGGTACAGCCAATACCTCGGCATAATTGACACGCTGCTCAGACAAACGAGTGCCGGGGATTGAGCGAACATAATCCACGTACTCTTGAACAGCGTTGGCCAATTCATCAGTGATTTCAATTCCTAGCACTTCGGTTCCAACGTATTGAACCGGGTCGGTGCCGTCAATTAAACAACGGTCGCCCAGTTCATGCCCCGCAGTGCCTTCCCGCGCCGCGTCGGACTCGTTATTAGCGAGTCCGCGCGACATCGGGATAGAACCCGGACAGTTGGCCCAACGCTCGGAAGCACTGGCACTAAAAATTGAATGGCTCACTTTGTAGCTGCCACTACTTTTGCGTACAGCTCAGGCCATTTGTCAGCTGGCACTTCTTTGGCATTTTTCACGCCGTATTCGCCAATCAACGCAACGGCTTTTTCTTTGCCGTCTTTGCCTTTGCCTGCCAGCGTCAGGATGGCAGCTTTCAGCGTATCGTAATCGAAAGGCTTGGGTTCATCGCCCACCAAATCGGCGGCAGAAGTTTCTTCGGTCGTCGCAGTCGGCTCGCCGCTGAATTCATCAACCGCAGCCGTAGTGGTTTCAGTGGTCTTTGTTTCGGTAACGACAGTTGTGGCCGTGCCTTCGATGACAGGCTTGGTATCAACTTTGACTTTTTCTTTTGGCGGTTTGCCAGCAGGCACTTTCGCTGCCACTACATCAGCAGAGGCGCCAGCAGTTTGATTTTCAAGTGCAGCAGCGTGGCGTTCGATAGCAGCTGCCAGACGGTCTAACGATTGTTCGAGTGACATAGGGATTCTCCTTTGGTTAATGTAAACGAGCGTTTTGCGACGCTATATCAAGAGCTGCAAGCATTTTATTCATTGCAGGCTCAATAACTTCGGTAGTGCCATAAAGTTTAGCTACGCTTTCTCCCAGCGCCGCCAAAGTTTCTGATAGCTCCTTTGGAGTCGGAGCCGAACCTTCTTTAATGACAATAATAAAACGGGCGTTATGTTCGCTTGTCAAAACAAAAAGAGCTAATTTATCAGCAAGCTCGTTCAACCCGCTTTCACAATGAGGCGGTAGGGATAAGGCTTTAAGCTGAACGTTAGTGCATGCAGCTTCAAAAGTTGAATTTTCTAACATATTTAATCTCCGATGTGTCTTTATAACCCATTAAATTCCATTATGCAAGTAGGCTGTGCCATTTTCCTGCTTCATCTTCTTCCCAAGCCAGATACGCCATAACCCGGCGCAAACGCTCTTGGTGTTTACGGGATGCAAACGGCGTCGGAACACCGCATGCACCTTGTAGCAATTGGCTCGTCGTCCAGCCCTCGGCCCATTTTTGTTCGGCCAGCCAATCGGTAACTGGGTCAACCCACACGTCACGAACAGTAGCAGCGTGCTGAGAATCGACCGCCAGTGTTTCCACGTCTTGCCAGACCACGCCGTTCGCTGCATGCAGCACTGCGGCCTCGGCCCATAATTGCTCCCGGTTCGTCTGCACATACACGGTATCAATCACCGATTCAATGAACAGCGGGAGCCAACGTCGTGCGCCAGTAGGGTCATTCAAGAACCTGCGGTTATTGGTCGTGCCAATCAGCAAGTAGCGACGTGGCAAGGTGACACTGACTTCTTTGTACTTTGGAATCCAATCGTCTTTACGGCGTGAAACCCAGTCCTTGATACCGTCAGCATCGCGGCTTTCAAGTCCGCGCATTTCGCCCCACTCAGCGACCATCTTGCCTTTGAGCATTCGCGATAAATCAGCATCGCGGTCGGCGAGCGATACCGTGACAAACTCATCAGCCGTAGGAGCGATTAATTCGACCAACGTTGACTTGCGTTTGCCTTGCTTGCCTACCAGCACTGGTACCATGTCTGCTTTGCAGCCCGGGTCGTTTATGCGGCCTGCGAGAGCAGTCCACATGTAAAGGCCGACGGCGCGATGATAAGGAGTATCGGCCAACTTGAGCGCGTCCATGTGGAAAGTTTCCACGCGGGGTACGCCATCCCAGACTTGCGCTTTCAACCACTCTTGCGCTGTATCGACTTGCTTTTCAACAGCGACAAAACGAATAGCATCGTTGGCGACTTTTTCACTGATAAAATTGTCCATGCCAACTTTTGCCATCTGCAAGCGCAAAGTTAGATAGGTATCGTTCGTGAGTATCTGCCACTTGCCACCGCCACGACGCCATACGATTTCGTCTTTGAAGCTGTCGTAGCAAACTTCAAAGCCATACCCTTCTTTCCAACCGACCATTGCTACTGCGTTGGCAAGGGTAGCTTCAATAACGCCTGTCTTTCCTTTGTAGGTAAAGTGCGGGCGTGTAAATTCAGTATCAGTAGTTACTACCGGCTCAAAAACTTCGTCTTCGTAGCCGACAGCAATCAAAAATTCTTTGTGAGTTTTATCCATGCAATGCGCGTGCATGCACTTGAAGCCTGAGTGTTTTTTATTCCCGCCTAACCCAACAGGATAAAATTTAGCCTCAGATTCACTTCCTTCGGTAGTATGCAACATGGCCCACGGACAGCGAACATGTAAGCCGCCGTCGCGTGCCTCAGTCTTTACCCAATCGTTTTCATAAAGGAACGCAACTTCCGGGTCATTCTTTGCTACCTGCGTACTGTCGCGTTCTTTGCGTACAATATTCTTGCCATCAAACTTCCATTCTTCTGGGAATGAATTATTGCCGAACTCCGCGCTCAATGCGCGATGTAAATCCTGCAACTGGGTCAGCGTGATTGCCGGAATTTCATCAAGCGATTTAGGAATGCCATTTAGCCATTCATACCTGACACCAGACGGGTGCCTACCAGCGACGAGAAATTGTTGACCTTGGTGTAAGAATTCAACTACTTCGCCATTTTCGGTAACGCGCACTTTCGTTTTTGATAGCACAGGATTATCGACAAGGCGATACATCAACAGCCGTTTACCGCTATTCGGGCGCGACCGACACGGTAATTGTTCGCCTAATTCAAACCAAATAAAATCTTCGATTGCTTGCGCAATGTCGCGGTCGTGAACGTCGATATCGATAGCATGAATATTCCGGGCAATCATGCAGATGCCCAAGTTGGCATTGTGCCAGCTTAGAGGAATGCTCTTGGTAATTTTCCTTGGCCAATCAGTAAATCCTTGACCTTCGCCTTTTTCGTTGATAAACGAAGGCGTCTTGGTCGATGCAGATTTAATCACGCTTCGCGCGCTCATCTTCACATCGGGATTCGTGATGGTGGGCAACAAGTCAGAAAGATTCAGGGTCGCGAAAGCATCCCATTCTTGCTGAGTTGCGCCGAAAATCTCGGACATGGTGCCGCCTTGGAAGAGGTTTACTTAACGAGATATTGCTGAATAGCGCGACGAATTAACTCGGACACCGGGATGCCGAGCTTCTGCGCTTCTTTCTTTACCAGCTTTGCCGTCGTCAACGGAAGAAAAATGTGTAAGCGATTCATTAGTGCGCCTCGCATAAGTCAATGAACTTGCGTGCATCGTTCATTATGGTAACCGCATTTTTATGCGAAATGGAACCGTCCAAATTATAAACTTGAAGGCCGGTTTCAATGGGATTTACTTTTGCTGCTTCAAGCAGCATCGACGCAAGAGCGTATAAATATTCCAAAACGTTCGGATTCATTTCTTCAACTTGCTTGAAGATTTGCCATGCGCCATCAGGATTATCACGTTGTAAATCTTCAAGCAATAATTGGGCAGCACTGCGGTCTGGCAAGTTGTTATTTAGGGTCGAGGTATCAATGACGGAATACAATTCGTCTCTCCGGGCAATTTAATAAGTGGATAGGATAGTCACACAAGGGTATTAACACTGTCAAGCCATTTTTTATAAGCAATCATGTGCTTGTAACTAGCGTCATGGCCGTCAATAAGTAACTGCAAGGCTTCTTGAAATTTGCCTTGCTCTACTTTTTGTTTGGCAGCAACCCGATGGGGCATATCCGGGGGAACCCGGCGTACGCGCTCTCGAACACTGGCGTCGGTGACAACTTTAGCTGGGCCTCTCATACCAACTCCTGAATCGAATCTTGCTCAATTTTCTCAAGATTTTTAATAGCTTCGCGACACAAATCAATCGTGCGATTGTGTGTGCGCCAAGCGACCATGTATTCTTTTACCGGTAAATCGTCGCAGTCAGCCAAGGCTTTTTGAGCCTTGGCCAAATCTGCGCGCAATGTTTCTAACATGTCGGGCATGTGAGTAATCCAATACAAACAGCAATAATAACAACGACGATGATAATGATTAAGCAGCCAGCAGCATCATCTTCGGGCAATTCGTCCATAGTACGCTCCTATTTGAAGACTCCCCGATTAGACGCCTCACGCCGGAGCGTGTCAATCGTGCGGCGCAACTCGACTTCGTTATCAAGAGCATGCTCAAGACGCAAGATAGTCAGGTCGAACGGCGAGCCGTCCTTTGGCTGAATTGCGCGTGCTGCTTTGCAGAATTCTTCATCGGTCATGTTGACAAAAAACATTTCTATCTCCTTGCGATTTTCATCGCGGCATCGGCGATGGCTTTTGCAGTTTTCACATAGCCTTCGGGGGTTGTATCTTGAATCTTTATCTGCCGACTCCATTTCGTGTTGTTGGCAAGAATGCCTTGCAACGCAGCTTGGAAAAACTTGTCATGGCGAACGGCATCAGGTTCTAGTTTAACACCTTGCGCTCGCGCCAGTTTCTTCTGTCCAGCAGCGTACCCTCGCGAGTACGCTTTGAGAATCGTGTCATCACTCATAGGACACTTGCTCCGCTTGATATTTTGCATAAGGATAAAAAGCGTTGATAGTAACTCCGCTATTGCAATTTACCGTTATGTGGTTGCTGCCAAAAGTCATACCGTCTATGCTTTCAAGGCCTTCATGGGCAGCGCACAATTCAGTACCGAATTCAATTTCACCTTTGGTAGTAGGACGGCCGAAACATCCAGTCAACAGCAGGATACTGACGAGGGCTAAATATTTCATGTCAAGCCCTCGCGAGTTCGTGGTCGCGCGGTACCTTGAAGCCGGCGGCGTTTTTGTGGCCACCGCCGCCATACTGCTTGGCAATCAATGACACGTCGAACGCGCCTTCGGCAGAACGCAGACCGAAGATACGACCGTCGGCGACATCCCAGTAGCACGCGGCGAATGCATTGCCCTGCGCCATGATATGCCCTGCATCGCTAACCAGTGTATAAGGCAAGCTGGCAACTGGCACTGTATGCCCGCCAATCATCATAGGACGCTGACAAAGTTTTACCAACTCAGCGACATCCTTGTGGTGTTTGCGTTCAATGGCGACGCCGCCAAGGGCTAATTCAGCAGGGTCTTCGGCAGCGAGCTTATCCCAGTTGGCAAAGGTGTATTCAAAACTGAAAATGTTCGCTTGAATTTCCCGGGTGCCTTCGAGTTTGAACCGCCACAAATCGCGGTCTTCAACATGATTGATAATGGCAGGACGTGGGCTACCGGCATGGAAAAAATCCCATGTGATACCTGCACCACTACGCTCCATATCGAACAGGGCGTAAATGTTGGCAAATGGCGCACCTTCATTCCGGTCAAGTAAATTGCAGAATTCAAAATAAGGCCACGACGTATCGGCTTTCCATTCCGGCTTGTCCATACGAATAACTGCGGGGCCGTCGCCTGTGCGCGGGTCATCGTACAAATCTTCGGCAGCGCTTTTATGATGGTCAAGTACCAATACGCTGTATGCTCCGCGAGCAATATCCCGCAGCACTTCACGCGGGTAGCAAAAGTCAACAATTACGACTTTTTTACCGGTGCAATCTGGCGGCGGTTGTTGGTGAGTGGCTGCGTAGTATTCGACATCGGTATCACCAAAGAATTTACGCGCCGCCCATGCTGCGGTAAAGCCGTCGGCGCAGTTGCCGTGGTAAATCACGATAATACTCATGCTTGTTTCTCCAAGATATGCCTTTTGAATGCGGCGACACTTACCGGTACGATGGGTTCGATTAATTCCAGCATGGCGTCGGCGTACACTTTGATTTCGTGCTGAGCGTGGCTGTGACAACGCAAGCGCAGGAAATGAAACAAGTTGTGCAGGTCGATAGACGTTTGCATACGTGAGTACGTTGCGGTCGGCAGGATAATGCGAGCGAGTTCGCGCGGCATGCCTTCGGCAACATGGCGATGATAAGTGGAGTGCGCCAGTTTCATCATGTTAATCTGGTCGTACTGCCATGCTTTATCACGCACGACATTTTCAAAAGCACCTTCGCCTTCTTTTATTTCGCGTTGCTGCTTGTTAGATACGCTTTGAGTGCCGTAGGAGCCGACAGCTGGCACATAAAAGCCTTCATCCAATTCCACATAGCGACCGGACATTTCATTGAAAGACCATGTACGGTGACGGTGCCACTGACGGAATACGAAAATCGGCGCCTTGACTTCAAATTTGAATTGCACCATTTCAAAAGGCGTCGTGTGATGGTTGCGCATCAAGTAGTCGATGAGTTTGGCATCTTTGCCTTCGTCTTCGCCTGCGCGCCAGTCGGCATCGTAGGATACGCGCGCCGCACGCACGACAGCTAAGTCGTTGCCCATGTGTTCGACCAAACGCACGTGGCCGGGAACATCGTGGCCGACTACCGGTAATACTTCCCTGTAATTATTCATGGCGTTTTTCCTCGGCGTCTGCCAGACGGTCGCGTTCGCCCACAATCAACACTTCGAGATAGTTGGCCAAGTCCATCGCTTCTTCCTGTGCATGGATAGGCCACTCAAGCGTGCCAAGGTCGGGGCGCTCAAGACTGGTGCCGTATTTTTGAATGCCTGCTTGGCTACGCTCAAGAAGTTTTTGGCGTACTGATTCAACGTGTTTGTCGAGCATGTTATTTTCCTTTGGTTCAAAATAAAAACGAAGTCTGCCTATGGGGTTCACGATTCAAGCCCCAAGGCACGACGCATGTGCGCCTGCCATTGCCTGAAACCGATGTCGCGTGCCTCTTGGATACAACGCGCCAAGAAGCGAGCGTATTGCTCAGGCGTGTTGATTTCTGATTCAACGACCTGCACTGCATGGTTTTTATGTTCGGCGTAAACGCCGATACGATTGCCGGATACTGCACCGACGAGGGCAATGCACTCGCGGGCTTCTGGTAAATTAATCATGTCTTTAATTCCTCAAAGGTACGAGCAGCGCCGAGGGTATCGCGCGTTACCCGCATGGTTTCTGGGATAGCAAACGCCAAGCGTGCAGTACGGTCAGTAATTTTTACCAACTTGACATGCCCTTCGGTGCCATCCGGCAATTTGAAAGTGAAATTATCACCGTCACGGAAATTAAGCATTAACAACTTCGTACTCCATTGGCGCTTCGCCTTCGATAGTTGGCGGCAGCGAACGCACGTTGAATTTGTCCATCATGTTGTACTGGCAGACATTGAAAGTGAAAGGCTGTTTGACACCTTCATCCCATAACCGTTCCATGATTTCGGCGATAGAGCTAAAGCCTTCTTCATCGTAGGAGTCGGTGTAAAAATATTCCGTTTTGTCTTTGGTGCAGAGCGCTGCCAATACCTGCTTGACATCTTCTTTATCAACAAAAGCAGTTGCGGCGTCTGGCACTGCATTTAAGTTAGCAGTTAAATTTTCGATGGCTTCTTTCAATGCAGTTTTCATGCCGCGTCTCCTTGGTGATGCAAGAACGGCTTGATACGCTCAGCTTTGTGTTCAGCGTACGTGTGGATGGCCAGTTTACTGACATCCCCGGCATCGCACAGCGCAATCATGGCGTAGCGCACATCGCCGAGTTCACGCGCCAACAGCTCGCGGTTGACAATATGCGTATCAGGATGTGACGACTGATAGCCGTGGCGTAGGATTTTGCCGATGACTTGTTGCGCTTCGCCCATTTCTTCGGCAAGGATGGCAAGGCGTTCGATTTCAGCTGCGGTTAGTTGATTGAACATTTTGTGGCTCTCCGTTGATTTTCAATTCGACAGCAATAACTAATTTAGTGCGTTGCGCTTGTTCCCAGATTTTGATTTCCCCTTCAAGCTCTTGAGCTGCTTGTTTTGCTGCGGCGCGTAGCCGGGGTTCTGCACTTTTCATCAGGTCGTTAAAAAGTTCTTGCTCAACGCGCTCCTTAAAAACGCGCAGCAAGGTGTTAGCAGCCAGAGGTTCGTCGCTCATTCTGGTTTCTTCCCATTGATATTACGGTCGATTACCGGTACTTGTGCGTTTTGGATTGCCTTGAACGCTGCATGTTCGCGTGTATCGACGCCAGCGAGCGTTTGCAGGAAGCGGGCAGCGCCTTCATCGGCAATCATGTGGTCGCAGCCGGCGTCCACTGCCGCCATTGCAATGTTGCAATGCCAGCTCCATGCGTAATCAAGGTCTTCGTTCATCTGCGCTGTCACGTGCGTCATGGCACGTGGCAATGCTTCGGTGGTGAGCGTCAGGATGGCGTCGTCAATATCAGGGTACAATTCTGCTGGCGCTGACGCTTTGCAGCGCGTAAGTAAATCGGCAATTGGGTTCATTGTTTCATTCCTTCAAGAGCGCACACTGTTCCACTTTTTCTTTCGCCTTCTCGGGCGTGTCGAAGTGGCCGAGGTATGTTTTTAATCCGGGCAACAGGCTTTCGGCACGATGCCGAAATGGGCATTAATCGTCAGAGCAAACTTCTTGAAGTCATGCATGGTGGTTCCTTGGTAATGGGTTGATTATGCACACCAGTAGGCAAATTGTCAAGCGAGGAAACGCCCACGGTTACGGATTTCACTAGTGGTCAGCCGGTCGGCGATTTTGCGCAGTTCGACAATGGTTTGTTCCTTGGAGTAGCAGGTATTGAAAAATACAGGGTCGCCGAAGTCGCCAAAGAATTTGGTCATGGCCGCAGGCCAGTTGGATTTTTCACCGTTGATTATCGGTTCGATTTCAAAGCCTTCGCTATCTTGGGAAGTAGAGTCGGTGATGTAATACTGCAAGCCGGGGATGATGTTATACATCGCCGCAAGACCGAGAGCGCAACCGCGTGTCGCACAGGAATGTGCATCCGGCGCGATGCCGAAGTCTTTCTGGTTGTGCTGGTCATTCGGCACTGACTTCAACAGCTTGGCGATGGCGCGCAGATTACTACGATAGAATTTCAGCTTTTCACCATCGGTCGTTGGAAATTTGGCATAGGTAAGTGGGGTGAGTTTCATGTCGAATCCTTAGAAGGAAAACAAACGGGCGAAGAATCCGGCGCGTGGCGGCACGTCTTCTGGGTTCTGGGTCGCACGCTCGCGCGCTTCCCAGATTTGATTTTCAGTGAACAGCGCAGGTACCACGTCGCCATTACCCAGCTTTAAGTAAGCTGGGTAGTAGGTCTTGGTGGAACCAAACTTGCGTTTGGTATTGCTGGTGTGTTCAACCATGTGCAATGTGGATTTTATATTCATCATGCTGCGTCCATCAGGGCGACGAGTTGGTCGATACTGGCTTGCAGTTCGGTAATCTTGGCGGTCAAGGATGCAGGGCGTGCAGTGATGGCTTTGAGGCGTTTGATTTCTGCTTCTGCACCTGCAATCAAGTCGAACAGTTTGTCTTGCGAAATATCTTTGATATTGACGCCGTTGACGAGAGTTTGAGTAGTAATTTTCATGGTAAATTTTTCCTTAAGTAAGTTATTGAAAGAATCGTGTACTGCGTAACCTGCCGCTAGTGCAGGGTGCATGCCGACAAGGCGTGTCTCAAGTGCAGCGAGGTCGGCAGTTTGAATCCGTTGTATAGCTTCTTGAAACGAAGTTTTGCCCGCACGTCTTGGCCCTTGAAGCATCATGCGGCGAGGGCAATGACTATTGAGCATGTCAAGTATGTGCTGTTGCATGGCGTTGCGATTCACGTTAATGCGACCTGTCACCGTATCGTTTGCACCCCAAACGGTTTCAAACTTACGCCAATCCGACATAGGCTCAAAAGTCTCGATGTCAAGATGCAACGTGCCGTCGGGTTCCTTGCGCCCGTACACTGCCGAATCATGTTTGCCTAAGTCAACGCCGACGGTAACTGGTGAAGCCGATTCCAGAATCAATGCCATCAATTGTTTGTAAACACGCTTGTCGCTTGGCACCATTACCGTTGGAGTAGCTGGGAAAAAATGCCTGCGTACCAAACGGCCAAGCGCCCAGATTTCAAGGGCATCGACTTTTGGCGAAGGTTCGCCAGTATCCCGGTAGTAGTATTCCGTGACAGCTTTGTATGCATCAGGCTTCGTGCAATTCAACGCCTTGTCAAACTGTTGTTTAATCAAAGGCGTCAGCCCTTTAGCAAGCAACTGAGTAGCAGCCGTTCGTGCATCTTTCTGAGGCAACGGTACTGCGCTCAGCAGCCGGTACATCAGGCGATTGCGAGTGATGGCGCTGAAACTTTCACTATCGCGCACAAAATGTTTCCTCACGTAATCCGACAGCGCCCTTACTCCTTGCAAATCTTTAGCGTGACAATCGAAGTCAGTTCCTTTTTCGTACATATCCAGAGTGGGTTGAAGTAAATGAGTCGGTAACCGATTCACTACGTCTTTTGCAACGGATGCTAAGTGTGGAGTTATCGGAATATCGTGCGCGCGTTCAAGCGCCTTGCCTTTGATGTATAATTCGCCGCGATTTTCCAGTAGCTTTATCAGTAATCCACGCTTGGTATCAGCCCATTGAGAATCAGAAACATCAGGCCTGAGCTTGTCGATAATGCGCTCAAGCGGTTTGATAGATTCTTTCATTGGGTCTGTCAAATTCCATACGTGCCTGAGATAACTAATCAAGTGCGGCATGGGTTGACGATTTTGCGCCGTCAACAAATTTTCCAAAAACCCTTTGGAATAAAACACAGGGTTCTGGAGTAGTTGCGCTATTAAATGTTGCAAAACAATCTCCTTAGTAAACTAGGATTTTTCAAACGAGCAAGTTGCTCGGGCGACCGTTGTGATATCAGTTCCTTGATACGGTCGGTGTACCACTGCACATCCTGTGAGCAGTCACAGCCTTGACGCTCTAAGTAGTTACGGTTTTTACGACAAAGCGTAATATCCATTTCCCGTTTTAAGTCAGTCCAGCGGTTAAAAAAGGATTGCATTATGCTTTCGTCCGATTCATGTGCCGGGAGACTACCTTCCAATTTTTCGGAGTGTTGCCGCCGCCATCACGCAACGGGCGCACGTGGTCAACTTCCTTGCCGTCACCCTTGCGCACCTTGCCCGCTTTTTCCATCGCGCGCCGTGCCTTCTTGCGTTTGTCGTTGTTACGACGTTGCTCCGGCGTGCCTTGATACAAATCATATTCTTTCCGATACGAACGGTTCTCAGGTTTAGTTGGCATGACGATAACTCCTTGTGTAATGTGCAATGGCAGCATCTATTCCGTTGCGTTTAATATAGTGATAAACAGGTACATATTTAGCACCTGAAATTTTAATAATATCGGCAATTGAAATTTTCCGTTTGCTACTGGTGATATAAAATTTTGAGTTACGCCTATTCTCCAGTTGCTCTTTGACAGTAGCCCAACGACAATTCCTTGGAGTGTAATTGCCATTGTTATTCTTACGGTCGATGGACATTTTTGATTCTGGATGCCCCATATCTACAAGAAAATTTTCATAAACTTGCCAGCGTTTGCAAACTTTAATACCACGAGCGCCATAATGCTTATACTGCGGATGTGTTTTACGCTCACACCGTTGCCTCATATTACGCCATACAGTATAAGCACGTGTATATTGTCCGTTACGAGCTTCGCCGTGAGTTGCGCTTCCGCAATTCCTACAAACAACAGAGCGCCCACTCCGAAGGTTACGAGCATCTACCTCATGCTCAAGGCCGCAAGAACACTGACATAACCAGAGCGTGCGAACACTTCGCGCTCCGGTAATGTCACTCCTAATAAAACGCAGGACAGTCCATTCGCCAAAGCGCTGGCCTTTGGTAAACCACCACGTCTTGCAGGTACAGTCTCTTTTATGGCCACATTTCTTCATGCGATTACAGTATCGAGTTTTGCAGCTTCCGTCAAGCGTTCATAACGTTTCCATACTAGATTAATCATCTGACGGGATACTTTCATTTCCCGGCCAATCTTAGCCTGCGATTCATTGGCAAGGCACCGACGGATTATCTCGTCATTGCGTGCCTTCTTGGTAGTGTCTGGCGACGCGCGACGGTCTTCTTTCAGACGCGTCCATGTCAGCGGGCCGTCCTTTTGACGTTTGATACAGCGCTGGTAAGCCTGTGACCGGGCGATATCCAATGCTTCGGCTACCGTAGCGACGGATACTGGTTTGCCGTCAATCTGGAAGGTGCGCGTGGTCTTGTAGGCACCTTCCTTCGGTGTCGGCTTGAATTGGTTTGCCAGAGCTTTCACTTCATCGGCCCAGTCGTTCGGTTCAAGCGCGTCGCCGACCAGCAGCCGCAGCGACAAGTCACGGTATTGCTCAAGCAATTTTTCGTACTCGTCCAGCAGCAGGTCTTGCAGCTCGATTTCAGTTAGGGTCGTGTCCATAGTTCAGATTACAATCCAGACGAAAATAAAAACTATCGCAGTCATAATGTAACTTGTTGCATGCCAGCTCAACATGTTCAGTTCAGACTTCTGAGCCGTTCGCGCCTTGCGAAAAGTGAAGAATGCTTGCGTCAAGCAGAAGCCAATTACTAACCCTATCAGAAAATATTTCATATCCGTTTTACTGCCATTAAAAAAGAGAAGAGAAAAAACCCGCACGCAACAAACTTGCCTTGTGACAATGCGTACAGACAAGCAAGCAAAGCAACAATAGCTAGTACCTTCATTGCGATTCTACCCACGTATTCGTTTGTGTGATTTTTTGCGTGCGGGTGAAGATAACTACCGACTTGACAGTTTCGTTCGCACGTAATTCGTTCATGGTCAGGTTGTAATCTTTTTCCTTGGCAGGATAGAGATACACTTTTTCTTCCGGCTTCGCTTTGTAAACTACTTCAAGGACGGCATGGCACATGATTAGGATTCCTTCGCTGGCAGGCCCAGCATTTTGTTGAGTGGTTTCAGGTTGACGGCCAATGCCTTCGTTTTGACTTTCACTGGCGGCGCGATGACGGTCTTCAATTCAGGCCATTGCTTAAACAATTGGCCTTCGGTGTTGACGGTTTCCAGCATGGTGCGAATCGCCGTACGCGCTGCATTGCGAGCCATCAGATATTTATCGTAGTCAGCAATGTAGTTCTTGAGCTTCACGCCGATTTTCGTGGATTTCAAGACGGCATTGATTGTTTTGTCGTCGCGACAGTCTTGCGGTATCGGCAACGGATAATCGCCCAGGATATTGAACGTACCGGTATGAAGATGGGTTTGACCAAACAGCTTCCCGGCAGGAATTTTCTTGATTGTCGGCCACAAGTCGCCCCATAAGGCTTCAACAGTTTCAGCAAACAATTCATTGGAGCGTTTGTTGAGAGCTTTTTGCTGTTCGCCAAAACGATGAGTCAATAACGTTTCTTCGATTTTGTTGCGAAAGTCGCGGGTCATTTTCATGGATTTAATCCTAATTCAGTAGCAAGGTTGCTCAATGCTTTCGGCCAGTCGGCAGGTTCACAGCCGTCGTGGATATTTTGCAGCCGGATAATCAATTGGGCATGATTATGAGGCACGTCGCCATGCCGCATAAGCACATCCCAGCCGCCAGATTCATCCATACTGGCTTTGTATTCATCGTCGCCGATTAAGCAGCCAGCGGCGCATTTCAATTCGCCATGCCGGTACTTGCATACCGGGGATTCGCCTGTTGAATAAAACTGTTCGCTTTTTGCATTCTGCGTCAGCAGGTGATTCTTCACTTGGTCGAATACTTCCTGAGCCGTGGCATCGGGCAGGGTTTTAAGAGTTATCATTGTCTAGCCTCTTGATAATGTGATTGATATCCATCTTGATATTCTTGGCAGCTCGGGCCGTGTCGCCGGTAGTGATTGACACTACCAAGAAGCCTTGATTACCGCCGGGGGTTTTGAAGCGAATTTTGTGATGCTTGCCGCGTGTTGTGCGAATGGTCGAACACCCGGCAGCTTTCAGCATAACGAGAGTTTCCTTTAACATAGGCCTGCTACCCTAAGCGTGAACACGACGGCCAGTATTGGCGGCATCAGCCAGTAGGCCAGCCGTTCGCTTGGCGACGTGTTCAGCAGCGTCAGCATCGCGTCCACGTGCTTATACACTTCCTTTGCTGGCAGGTAGGGCATACCCTTGGTTTCAAGGCAATTGAACGTCGCTACAATGCGCTGGTTGTCGTCATAAATGACGACAGGCCAGCCTTCGGTGTCAGCAGTGTAGTTACTCATAGGATAATTTCCATTGCGCCGCTACGCCGCGTAAGCGTTTTTCCCAATTTTTGGATGAATAGGTATCATGGATATCTTGCAGCTTGCGAATTAACTGCGCATGAGTCCTTGGCACAATTCCATCATTAACGAGAGCCACCCATCCGCGTGCGTTTGAGATATTCTTGGCCTCGTCGTCGGACATCAGGCACCCGGCGGCGCAGCTAAGGCCGCTAGGGCTACGATACAGACAGCTCATTCCATCCATGCTTTTCGCGTTTTGTTTCAGCAAGTGATTTTTCACTTGCGTAAACACTTCCTGAGCCGTGGCGTTCGGCAGCGTGGCGAGAGTAATCATGCGGCCTCCACTTCTGCTATTTCGGTTACTTGCGAGCGATACAGTTCAATCGCTTCTGCGCTAAAGGTATGGCATCCGACAATGACAGTGCCGTTGCTTTGACGGCTCAGCAATTGGTACGGGCCAATCATCAGGCGACGGTCGCGGAAGTCTTGCTCAATCGGTTCCAGCGAATCCAGCATCCGCAACATGCGGACGGCATCGCGCGTTTTCACGGTAACGCCGCGTGTTGTCTGAGTCGATTCACCCTTGGCGCGCAGCCAGTCGCCGCGTCCACGTGGGGCATCGCCGCCATTGAGATATTCCTGCTCTACCGTGACGGTAAGCATGGTTTGCTCAATCGTCGCTTGGAAAGAATCGTAGTGCGTTTTTAATTGTTGGTACTCGGCACCGAGTTTTGATTGAGTGAAATAGTATTCATTGAAGTCAGACTTGGCTTTACGCGGCATCGTTGGCACGATATCCAATGCTTTCGAGATAGCGTTCAAGGCTTCTTGCAGCAAGGCTTTTGCTTTAATACCGTGGATAGCGGCGTCGAATTTTTTGATAGTCTCTTGTGCATCATCGAAAAGGGTAATCTTGCATGCTGGATTAATCAGTTTGTACTGTGTAATCAATTGACGCGCATTAATGTAATTCGTGCGGCCTTGCTCCAATATGTTTTTGGTAACGTCGGCACTGCCTTTTGACTGGTCATCAAGCAACGTCCAGTCGAATGCTTGTACCATCTTGAAAACTTCCTGAAAATTGGCGACAACATTCAGCTTGTTTTTGCGATTACGTTTGATATCCGAAAAAGCCATTGCTTCTTTAATCTGGTTTTTCCAGCGCAACGGATAATTGTCATAATTGTTTGGCACATAGCCTTTCCATGCGCGCTTCAAGTTTGGAAAAAATTCTTTGCTGATAGTGTAGTTATTAGAACGCTTTTGCAGGGCTTCATAATCAGCCAGCGTTTTGAAAGCCAATTGTCCATAGTACGATGTCGGCAGCTCGACGGCCAAGATAGAAGCGATGCTGGAAGTCAGCTTCGAGTGTTGATAGCGGCGCGTGAATTCATGCACTTGTACTATCGTGGAGACAGCTTTGCGGTCTTGTGCATAATCGGTCAGGTATTGCTTGCCGGTCAGTGATTCTTTTTCCAGCCATTCGCGCCGGGATATAGCATGCACGACAAGGTTAGGCGCAGTGAAGTCGGCGTTCAGCATGTACTTCGCTTTCAAGGCTTCAAAAGTCTGAGTCGCTTTGTACTTGGCTACTAAGTCTTTCCAATTGAGAGCGAGCAACGTGGCAACGTCGCGCAGGTAAACCGCAGCAGCGTTGAATGTACGGTTGGTATGATAAGTATCCAGTTCACCAGAGCCGAATGCTTTGCAACGTTCGGTCGCACGCTCTAGCAATTTGTCAACGATGAATTCTGCGCTACGCTCTTCGCCGTCAATGCGCAAGTGTGCGAAGATTTCAACAAGAGGCAATGTAGGCGGTACAGCAGCCTTGAGTTCGCTTCGTGACCAGCGGGCTTTATCCGTTGGCGTGAAAGTTATAACAGTTAGCGGTTCGATATCGGCCAAGAATGCAGCAGCCGGTGTTCGACGCGAGTGAAACAACACTTCGTTTTTAACGTAAGCATGTTCACCCGCTTGCGCACCGTCTGGCGCGGCGCTATTCATAAACACGTGAACCAGTTCCGAGACTTTGAATTTCATTTTCATGTTGGGTTACTCCGGTGGGTGTAGTGTGACGTTACGGCACATTAAAGCAGTTGTCAATAGGGTTTGAAAAATTATTTTTAAGGCACTAAATACCAGCCTTCCGAATCAATCGGCTCATTGCCGAGATACGCTTGGCCTTGCTTGGTGGCGACGTAGGTACCGCAGAATTCGCGCAGCAATGCCGACAGGCGCGAGCGTGTTGTGTTGCTGTTCCATCCGCATAAATTAATATGCCAGCGATGGCCGATTTTCTTGGCGATGTTGTGGCCGTGTAAAAATACTTTTACTTCACCATCATCGGTAATTTCAACACGAGTATTGCCTTTTGAAAAATTTTTGAGTTGATAAATCGCTCGATTCATTTGGGCTTCGATTATGCGTGACATGCTTTTCTCCTTGGGGCTAGGCGCTCGTCTTGGTGTTCGGTCGCGGCTTCGTCGGCCTCATGGCGTGAGGCAAACAGGCCAATATATTCCCGGCAGAAATACAAGGCTATGCCGGTCGGGGTCGTGATGAATTGGTAGCGTTTATCCGCCATTGTCTAATACTCCATTGCAAGCAGCTAAGTGCATGATGGCAGCGCCAAGAGCAAGCGCGGCAGCATCATAAGTTAAGAGGATGTCAATCTGTTTGCCGTAGCGCACAGAAAAACGGTTTTTGCCTTGTTGTTTTAGCTCAATCATTGAGCCTTGAATCTCGGGATAATTATTCCCGCCAGTAGCAAAACATAATCGGTTCATTTGGTCAGCCCCTTAATCTGTTCGATAACATCGTCGGGTATGGCCTCGTATATCCAGCTAGAGCCGTATGTGTACGGCTTGCCGTCGTGCGGTACCGTGAGTAGGCCAAGGGTGCGCAGGTGGTCGCAGGCGCGTTCGTAGGAATACTGATTGCCTTCGGCTTGCCACGTTTCGACAGCGGCCTCTTGCTCAGGTGTGCCGACGCGCATGTCATTCAGATGATACCGTTGCCAGATTTTATAGAGCCGACGCGCGGGCGTGTCCTTGGCGCGGAAGTGTTTCATTATGGCCGTCAGGCATTGCCCGCCCATCACGATATCCGTTTGCAAGTGATTCCAGAGTTCAGCGCAAGCGGAAAACGTAGTCTTGCCGTCGGTGAGTTTTAACTCAAACGTTAGGTAAGCGTGACAATTGCGCGGCGCGGTCAGGTCGCCGCGTCGGCTCATTTTGCCTACAAAAATTTTGCCTTTCATTGGCCTAGCTCCTTTTTACGTGCGTCAAGCCCTGCCATTAATTCATGTAGTTCGTTTTTGATTCTTGCTTTCGTTGCTAGGCCTTTGGCGGCGTTGGTCACTTTTTTAGCAGGGGAAATTAATTCTTCCCACGTTTGCAACGGGTTAGCCATATATCTAACGCGAATAGTATTGCGGGCTAATCCTGAGATTTTGCTTGCATGGTTATACATGCTATCAAGTGAAGGAAAAGAAATTGTATTCTCTTTGCTTTTTCTATTATGCAGTCGCATAAAATCAACAGCGTCGATTTCTATCTTCATGGCATCACCAGCTTATATTCATGCGCTATCCTTTGGAGCATGTCGCGCCAGCTGTCAGGCGCATACTGGTCGTGAACGTTTTGCAGTGCGCTGATTATTAGCGTGCGTTCGTCCATCGTGTTAAGCCCTAGCTCGTCGCTTATCCAATACCAGCTGTTTCCTTCCATCATGGCAGGGTTATATTCTTCGTCGGCAATAAGACATCCGGCGGCGCATTTCATGCCATTGTCGCCTCGATAGGCGCACGATTTTTCATCGCTTGTTAGATTGACCAGTGCCAATGATTTCGCGTTCTGTGTCAGCAGGTGCGTCGCTACTTGCGTGAAAATTTCTTGGGTCGTGGCGGTCGGCAATGTGGCTAAAGTAATCATGGTTTAATAATCCTGCAAAATTTCGCGCAGCTCGGCGCGTTGAGGGTTTGAAAAGATACGGTGTACCTTGTCGGCACTTTCCATGCATGCCTGATAAGTTTTGAATGCTTTAATACTGTCGCGGTCGTATCCAAAGTTATCGCAGAAGTCATTGAACGATTCGCTCCCGGCGTCGGCGTCGGACAGCAGGCAATGAATGACGCTCGCCACTTCTGGCGTTTGCGGGCGCGGCCTGTTGTCGATATAGGAAGGCACATTTTTGCCTTTGCGCGGCGCGCGTCGGTGGCCGGTGCCGGTGCGGTATTCAAACGATTCAATAACCGCAGGGTTTGCGCCGTGGGGTCTAAATCCGTCCGGGCCGGTATTGGTCGAGAGGGTCACGCGCCATTGGTCACATTTCCAGCCGTCGCGGTCGATGTCGAATGCTTCAAGGTGGATAGTGGCGCGGATTGAATTCTGAGCAAGCATGGCTAGAACTAGCGGCTCTTGCGTGGTGTTGTCGAGACGTGGCAGAACGTTCATTGTGCAGATTCCTTGTCGGCTTAGGGGTTTTTAATCTGCCCCGGCAGACTGGCCGGGGCAGGGTGTAGCGACGCTAAATTTAGTGAAACTATTTTTGTGAGTTGACGCGATGGCTTAGGTCATAACGCTTTTCTCCTTGGTTGTCAGTGTATCGCACCGACACATTTAGAATACAGGTTTAATTTTTAATGTCAATAGGTTTTGCAAAATATTTTTAGACGATTTCAAGCCCGCGCATCTTAAAGCTGTTCGTCTCAAGATAGAGCAGCGATTGCGTCCATTGATTCTTGGCTCCGGGATATTGCGACCGCAGCCGGGTTCCATTGTGCGGGTCGATTTTCCAGTTCGCCAAAAGACCGATGAACACGTGCATGGGCAGCATGATTTTATTCACCCGGATTTTTGAATACTGGGTATTCACTGGGCGTTGGAATTTCGTGTCGAATACCTGTCCGTCTAGCGGGTTGTATTCGTACCGTTGCCGAATCAATGGCGCGAGGGCTAACAGCTCGGCCCGTGACGGCGGTAACTTGCGCGCGCCGGTCAGCTTGGCCGGTGCAGGTGGCAGGGCTTGCAATTGGGCCTGTAAATGCGCGACGCGCGCAGTGCCGTATTCAATCTGTTGCTGTGCGACCTGATACCGTGAATGCGACGCTTCCCAGACGGCAAGGGCACGGGCATAACGCTCTTGCGTGTCCAGCATTGAATTGTACTTTTTCATCGCCTGTCGTGCGGTCGTGTCGGTCTGGTTGGCCAGATTGTGCTTGGCGCGGGCGATGAGCAGCGTGCGGTCAAAGTCAGCCGGGAGCCGTGGGGGGATGGTCGTCAAGGGCACCGGCACTTTTCGCGCTCGGGCAATGGCCGCTTGCACGTCTTTCAATTCCGCAAGCAACACGACGCGGCGCGCGGCGTCGGGATTCTTTGCGGCCTCGGCTTCATAGGCCGCGTCGGCAGCTTCCAGCTGTTCGACGGCAGCTTGCATCACAGCGATGGTTTCCGACGTCTCGACAGGCGATTGTAAAGAGGCATCGCGCAGGTATGCATGACGCTCTTGCGCTTGACAAAAACGACGGTAGAGAGATTCAAGTTTAGACATGGGGATTTTTCCTTGCTCGTACAAATAGAGTGATTGCTCTAAACATTTTGTTACTGGTACAAAAGTAATGCACACTTTTTTAGGTGCTTATTTTTTGCTCACTTTGCAGATTGTGCATTAATTTTATGACAGAAGCAAATTGTATTTTGAAATTTGAAAGGCAAGGAAAGAAGTTGATTTACTGCGGTCGGCAGCTTGGCAAAAATCATTCTTAACCTATTAATGAAAAAAGTGATGCATAAAATAGAGCGTAAAAAGGCATTAAAAAAGTAATGCATAAAAAACGCCTTTTGTGCATCAAATTTTCCCGTGCCTCTTTGCCAATGGAATTTGCTCACTTTTTTGCCTCTTATTTTTGGTAAAAAATCGGCCCAAATCCGACGGTTTTCGTACATTTTGCTCGGTATCTCGTACATTTTGCTCATTTTCGGGCAAAATACACTCTAATTCGTTGATTTCATTAGTAAAACAGCCATAATACAGGCCTAATTTCACCCCACTTTCGTCAATAGCATCTGCAACGGTATTAAACACGTCGTTCGCGGTCGTCGGGATGAACAGCATCATGGCAAGGGCTAAAGGCCTCATATATCCCCGCCCGTATGAAATCGCAGGTAGCGACCGTCGAACCAAAGACTCCCGAATTGTCGGCCTGTGCCTCGGTCGAATGACCGCCAGCCGAAAGCCTTCGCCGCGCGGTCTGCTTCTCGTTGGCTTCGGGCGCGCACTTGAGCATGAACAGTGCCGGAGTCGTCAAACTCGCGTTGAGTGCAGGTAAAGCCGTTGGCTTTGCAGCGATAGAGAGAGGGCTTCATGCTGTTTTCTCCTCGTAGCGGGCCATCAGGGCATTGCAGGCGGTATTGTCGGAGTAATCAGCAATCAGTACGCCGGGTTCATTGCCGTACACTAAGAAGAAACTCCCAAGGCGCGCGTCGTTGGCATCGCGCCAGACTAAAGTATCCTCGTCGGTCGAACCCATCGCCGCATAAAGGGCAGCAACGTCAGTGCTGAGCTTGAGGGCAAACGCTTCACCATCATGCACCGAGACTTTGCAGCCATCACGGAGCAGGAAAGACAGCAGGCGCATGGCTTGTGCGGCATCAATATTATTCATGGGTATAGCTCCTTTGGTTGGTTTTATGGGCGTTGTACTTCGCCAATGCATCGGCCCAGTTGAACGGGGCCATGACATAACCGGCGATTTCGACAATGAAGTGATGCGCGCGGCCTGATGTGCGCTTGTAAAGACGCACGGTATCGTTTTTGTTTTTATAGATTAGCGTTTTCATGGGTAGCGCTCCTTCGGTTGGGTTGTGCATCAATTGAATCATGCCTTCAATCTATTGTCAAGAGGTAAATGCAAATTAATTTTATATTGACAGCCTTCGGTAATGTCCATAGTTCCGTCGGCGCAGGGATAAAGGTGCGCGCGTCGGGAGCCATGAGCAAACAAGAACGGGCGCGCGTCGGTTGGCTTACGGTTCGCGGGCCGGGCCGTCGGCGGGTCGGTTCACCCCCCGTACCCGGTGGAGTCGGGCGTATGTTTTTGAAACACAAACTCATTCTTTTTAATTTTACATTTCCCCACTTCCCCACCAGCCCACGGCCAAAACGCTATAAAAGCAATACCATTTGCTCCTGACCCCGTACCCCCTACTGGCAAAAAACTACTTGACTTTTTTGAACACAGCCCACTACCCTTCGCGAATGAATGCACTGATGCCAAACTGGGTTCAACCGTTTCTCGACCACTACGCGCTTCACGGCTTGAAAGCCACTGCGGCAAAGGCCGTCGGAGTCAGCGTTACACAGGTCGATAAATTTGCGCAGGACTGCATTGAATTTGAAGATTCACTTCGCGAAGTGGCCGAGCAAGTGGCCGACAAAATTGAAGCCGAAGTTTATCGGCGCGCGGTCACCGGCATCCCAAAGGGCATTTACTACCAAGGCGAATTGATGGCAGAAGAGGTTCAGTATTCGGACTCCTTACTGCAAACACTCATCAAAGCCAAGCGGCGCCGGGAGTTCGGCGACAAGACAGAATTGACTGGCCCGGGCGGCTCGCAATTGCAAATTTTCATTCGCACATTTGACGACCCCAACACCCCTACCCCATCGGCACAAGAATCCCTACCGGTAATCGACGCCGAGTTCACTACCATATCAACTGAGACTGACGCCCATGAGCTTGTCTGAAATTCCTGAGAATGCACCTATCGTGATAGGCTCGTTTTTAACGCAAAAGGCAACTGGCGTCACATTTCAAGTATTATGCAATTGCGCCAAAGCTACGCCGAAGCATCACACCGCGCGATTCGTTCAAAATAATCGCGGTCTTTTTCGCTACCCTACGAACGAGGAACTTGCCAATGTCACACGAAATCAAGCTGCGCCACAAACTAAATCCTTGTGATATCGACCGCTATCCGGTACTTGCGCCAGTCGGTGATTTGCTCGCGTATCTGGCGTCGGAGTGTCCGTGCTGCAACACGCTTCGTGTCTTCTTTGCACTGGCAGTTGCATTTCCCTTGGGCGTCATCGTAGGGGTATTACTGTGAGGCATTTCGATTGCGTGAACCCCACCATCCAAGTTCGTCTGCCGCCTTGCGCCCTTGAAATTACAGTCGCGCGTTTGACACGTGCAAACCACGCGACCGTCACCTTCACTGCGACACCGCAGGCACCAGCGACCGACGGCTCAATCACCGTGCAACTGTCCAATATTCCAACGGATATTCGTCGCGGCGTTTGGCGGTTACAGCTTGAATCCGACTGTGGTTGCTACGAAACCGACGTCTCGATTGACCTCTGCGGCGCACCGCAACTGGTCAACACTCACACCCCTACCCAAGATACCCAATCCAGCATCGAATGCTGCGAACCCGAATTGCAACCAGAATGGGGTACACCGCCCGTCATCGCGAGCTTTACGCTCTCGATACTGGAAGATGAATTCGTGGCCACGCTGGACGAGCCGCCGCCGAACAGCCTCACCCTGACCTACGACGCCCAAGCCGACACGATTACGTTCGTAGGGGTACCGCTGCCTGCCAAGACCGTCAGCCTCACCAACAGCAGCGGCGTAGTCATTGCGATGGGTACGACTCCGGTAATGAACGACGTACCCCTGCTGCGTTGCACGCGGTACTGGCTGATTTTTAACACCATCCCGTTACCCGGGCCTTGAGTAGTTCATGCCAAGGTTAGAATTACCCGCCTTCGGCTGGAAGCCAGACGCTCACCAGCTCAAGGCGTGGAATGCGCTGAATCCGAGCAACGGGAAAAAGCCCGTTTCAACGGCCATTTTGGCGTGGCATCGCCGCGCCGGCAAAGACGAATTGGCGTTGCACAACGCCGCCATCAAGTGCATGCAGCGCGTCGGTACCGTCTGGCATTTGCTGCCTGAGCAGGAACAAGCGCGCAAGGCAATTTGGGAAGGTGTCAACCCGCGTACCGGTCGCGTGCGCTGGAAGGATGCGTTCCCTGACGAGCTGATTGAACACGTCGATAACCAAGCGATGAAGCTCACGCTCAAGAACAACAGCACGTGGCAAGTGTTGGGTTCGGACAACTACAACAGCCTTGTGGGTACCTCGCCAGTCGGCATGACGTTTTCGGAAGCGGCGCTGGCCAACCCGGCGGCGTTTAGTTTCTTCCGGCCAATCTTGCTGGAAAATAAAGGCTGGTCGATGCACATTTCCTCTGTCCGGGGAAAGAACCACTTTTACAATTTGTTCAAGGCATACGAGAATTTTGAAGATGCTTTTGTCGAACGCCTGTCGGCCTACGACACCGGGATTTTTACCCCGGAACAGCTGGAGCTGGAACGGAAGTTCTACATCGAACTCAACGGCAGCGCTATCGGCAAGGCATTGTTCGAGCAGGAATACCTGTCGTCATGGGATGCAGCAGTCATCGGCGCCGTCTGGGGCCAAGAGCTGAAAGACCTGAAAGACGATGGCCGCACCGCGCCGTTTACCTACGACCCGCGCTACCCGGTCGATACCAGCTGGGATATCGGCGTCGGCGACACGAACGTCATCTTGTTCTGGCAGACCATCGGCAACGTCGAGCGCCTGATTGACTGGTACGCCTCGACCGATACCGGTATCGAGCATTACGCCGAAGTGCTGTCCAAGAAACGGTATTACTACCACCGCCATATCGGCCCGCACGACGTCATCAACAAAGAGTGGGGTGCCAATGGCGTTGGCCGGATGGTCACGGCAAAGAAGCTGGGCATCCAGTTCGAGCGCATGCCAAAAATCGACAAGGCCGACAGCATGGCAGCGGGCGCGCGCCTCATCAGGATGATGGAAATCAACGTCCGTGATGAAGTGGTCGATGACCCGATGGACGACTGCGCCTTCGTGCTAAATGCCATCGAGCAGTACCGGTTCGTCTTCGACCGGGAGAAGAAGGTCATGTCCAAGAACGCCGTGCATGACTGGACAAGTCACTACGCCGATGCTTTAATGACCCGGGCAATCTACATCGCCATGCAATCTGGCAGCAATTTTGGGCGTCCGATTCTGCAAGGTACCACGGACATCAAAGAATTTGACACTCGGCGCCTGCGGGATATTATGCGCAGGCCGAACACTCGCAAAGGGGCATGGGGCTGATGGCCGACGAAGAATTGGAAACTACCAAAAAGCAACATGACAAGCTGGCTGATGTTGTCGTTGCTCGCTATCGTCGCGCCAAAGACTATCGCGATAATTACATCGTGCATCAAGGCGTCAGCTATTCGCAGATGCTCGCCCGGGCGCAGATGCAATACCGCCGCGAGTACACTGCCGACGACAAAGCCGCGATGACAAACAGCTTTGGTTTTTGTCCGACGCGATATCTCGGCATCGTACAGCAAAAAGTCAATGCAACGGTAGCATGGTCGAACGACCTTATCGTGAACAACCTCGACTCCCTTTTCACTGTCAATCCATCACCGGAACCGGAGCTGGATAAAGGCAGTCTTGACCGTATTCGTCGCGGCGTGAAAGAAGAGTTGGTCAAGAAAATGCTAGATGCCGGCGTGGCCGACCCTGCACTTTTGACAGATATCAAAGGCAAGCCGGCGCAACGGATTGAAGACTTTTTGTACGAGCGCGTTCGTGCGCTGCATAAAGTCGAACGCTCTCGCATCGTGAGTTTGGCCAGCGATTCAGCCCAAATTGCACAAACAAAAATGCGTGACGTGATGGTGCAAGGCCAGTTCCGTCAGGCTTACAGCAACTACTGCTTCGACCGTACCCTCACCGGTATCGGCGTCATTAAATTTCCTGATTGGCAACGCCGCGCCGTGCTGAAACACAGCGGCAAGAAAGCCAAGGTCGAGTGGAAAACGCTCCCTTGGTTTCGTCACGTCCGCACCGTGGATTTTTTCCCGATTGCTGATGCCGTCGATTACCAGACCAACACCGGTAACACGGAATACACCTACATCACCAAGGCCGAGCTTATCGGCATGGCGCGACAAGACCACTACTTCGGTCGCGAAATCGAAAAGATACTGGAAGAATTTGCTCGTCGTAGCCGCAACTGGCTCGATGCCGACAAGCCCGGAGACGACCGTGAAGTATGGTGGGATTTGGATGCGACAATCCCATTATTAATCCATGAGGGTTTTTTCACTGGCGGCGAACTTGCCGAATACGGTGTAACGGGGCTGGACGAGCTGGATTACGTGTCGGCGCGTCTGGAAGTCTGTGGCGGTCGTACCATCCGCTGCCAATTACTGCGGATGCCCGGGGGCGCCGACCGTTCCTATTTCGCTGCACCATTTACCAAAATCGGCGATAACTTGCTCGATGCTATTGGCATGGGTGCAACGCTTTGGGATAGCGAGCAGCGTGTCAACGTGTTGATGCATCTGTTCGAGCATAACGTGGACTGGGCCGCACGCCCACCGCGTCTGGTCAACCCATCGACGTTCGAGAATCCCGGCGACGCCCACAACATCGTACCCGGCGGGCAGTACAACGTCGAAGACCGCTTTGCAACGTCAGGCTCGATGCCTGAGCCTATCCGCAATATCAACACTGTCTCTGCCCAGTACCACCTGATTATGACTCAGGTGGCCGCTGTGTTGCGTCAGGCAGACGAAGATTGCGGTATCCCGGCCTTCGCGTACGGTGCGCAGGACTTCGGACGCAGCTCGCTGGGTGAATACAGTCAGCGGATGTCGAACGCCCTACGCACCATCAAACAGGCAGCGCTCAACGAAGACACGTTCTTTATCGAACCGGCTTTTACCGGGTTGTTCAACCATTTGATGCAAACCGAAGATGGTCTGGCCGAAGGGCAAGACGTCGGCGTGTTGGTGCGCGGCATGACCGGCCTGTTGAAAGAAGACGAGCGCCGGCAGCGTGAAGCTGCGGTTATGGGCTTTGTTGCACAAGGCGCGCAAACTGGTATTGTGCCTGAGCAGGCAGTGAAGTATGCTGTCAGGAGATTGCTCGAACAGGCTGGATTCCCTGTTGACGCCCTCGGCTTATCAGACCCAGTGATTGATACCGCCCTCGCCGTCGCCGCCAGTCAGCCGCTTAATGGTGCGATTCCGGGTGGGCCTCAAGTGCCTCAACTGGACGGTCGCAGCAATGTACCGGCAGCGAACGTGGCATCGCCAGCAGGCGTATCGCAAGTTTCTATTCCGGGAGTATCAGGTTGAAAACCTTCATATCACCAGTCAATGGCTTACAGGTTTCATTTCGCGATGATATCCAGCACTGCGCTCCTTTTTGCCAATCGCTTGAAATCAATCCGAACCCGAATCCGAATATCACCTGCGGGCAGTTGCAAAACCAAGGAGTTGAATCGTGGCCAGCTGTCTTTACAGTTGAGCTTGGTACCGACACCGGCAACGTCGATTTCGCTTTCAATGCATTCACTGCCCCTGACAAATTTATTGTCGAATGGGATGGCGTTGAGGTTATCAATACAGGCTATCGCGGCTCGTCTTCCCAAGGTGCTTTGGACGCTCGCTTAGCCTACAACGGCGCGGCATCGGAGCCGATTGCAGGGGTGGGTGCGGGCACTGCCAGTTTCAATAAAACGACTGCATTGCCAAGCACTGCAACGGTGACTGTCTGGGCGCCGGGCGCTCCCGGCAGCACGATATGGAATTTTCAATTAGATTGCCCTGAACCCGTGGAAGAAGATGAAGTCTAAAAGGAGCGTGACATGAGCGTTATCATCAGGGGGCGTACTGTCAAGGTAAACGACCCTCTTTACCATATCGGGTTCCGCACGTGGGGCATTGTCGAAGGCTTCGATGTCGGCTCAGCAAAACTTCGGATTCAAGGCAGTAACAATCAATCGAGAATTGTTTATGTGCAAAATGGCGGTCTTGTCAACGGCAATCGCGTCATCTATTGGCATGAACCCTTGGTGTTGGACGTTCCTTACCAAAACGTCTCTAAATATCAAGCTATTCTCGATGCCGTCGTGGGGGAATTCCCAACATGAAACGTAATTTCTTAATCGACAAAGACACGGTATCAGGTACCTCTGACCCCTTTGAAATCGACTCCCAAGTGACAGTAATGGCATTAGGCCTTGAGCCTCTTGATACTGTCACTTTTTCTATTGTGCAGTTGAGCGACCCGGCGCGAGTTTCGTGCGAATGCCCCCCTGCTGCCGTGGTATTTCCTTCCATTATTGACGACATCCCGTTGACTTGCTGTGGCGAGCCAATCACGTTGTCGCGCGAACGCCCATACGTGATTCTTGATTCGCCGCAAGGCGCAAAAATTCGCGCCACGCTCAACACCAATGCGCCGCCTGATACGCAATTTGTGTTTTACACAATCACCAACACCCAAAACGTCAACGACCGCATGCGCGGTTGTCCTTGCGAGGAACAAGCATGAGCGCACCAGTAATTTTATTCGATAGCAGTTCGGTCGAACTCGAATCAAAAGTTTTTGAAATCAAAAAACAGTTGACGATTCGGGCCATCGGTTTACAGCCGGGTGACTACATTACCTTTGAAGCGCTGAGCGTTACTGCCGGCGCACGTTCGTCTGTTTGCGGTTGCTTCATTCGTGAAGCCACAGGCGGCGCAATCGCAGGATTGGTCGAGCTGCAATGTCCAACTTGTGAAAGCGATACGCCACAACCAGTACGCTTGACCGAACGCAATCCAATTGTGATTTTGGACTCACCGCAGGATTCTTTACTCCGGGCGCTGTATCACGGTGACGGCGTGGATTTGCAGACGGTACTCGTCACGGCACAAGAAACCGAAACCGAAGATTTGACGGACTCTATGCGGGGTTGTCCACCTGTCTGCTGCGAAGACGAACCGCAAACTTGGGTTGAAACAGGCCCGCGTCGTTGCTCTGAATTGGGCTACGAAGCTCAAGAAATTAGCAACTGTGGTAACTATCGCTGGACAGTGTTGGAACCTGCTGTCTGGGTTGATAACGGCATTACGCGCTGCTCCGAAGACGGCTATGAAACTCAACAAGTCAATCAATGCGGTTTGATTCGCTGGACAGTACAAGGCCCAGCAGTTTGGACGGCCAACGGTATCACTCGCTGCAATGGCGGCAATGAAGAAGCACAGGAAGTCAACCAGTGCGGCATCATTCGTTGGACAGTGACCGGCGTTTTGACGTGGACGGCCAATGGCGTTACTCGCTGCAATGCAGGTAACTTTGAAGTTCAAGAAGTCAATGCTTGTGCCGGTCTTCGCTGGACAGTCGTTGGCCCCATTACTTGGACTGCCAACGGCACTACTCGCTGTAACGGCGCCAATGTTGAAAACCAAGAAGTCAACCAGTGCGGCGATATTCGCTGGACTGCGGTTGGCCCTGCTACTTGGAATGAAAATGGCAACTTCCGTTGCTTTGGTGGTAACTACCAAGCCCAAGAAGTCAGTTCGTGTGGCGATACTCGTTGGACGACGATTGCTGCGGTGACATGGACGCCTACTGGCCTGACACAATGCATCGGCGGCTTCGTAAGCAATCAGGAAGAAAATCAATGCGGCAATTTGCGGTATGTCGCTACGATTGAAGCCTGCGCTACCGATGCTATCGTGGCATTGCCGTCAAACGTCGTGCCGGCAACGACCGAAGACTGCGAAATTCCGACAACCATTTATGGGATTCGCGATGCATTACTGGGTTCGCCAGACGGCTTTATCAATATCGGCAATAATGTCGTTCCGTATTACGGAGTAGGCGACTGCTGCACGTTGCCATCTACGATTCTGCCTGCGCGCGCTCCCGGTTTTGATAACGATTGCACGTTGCCGATGGCCACTTACGGTGGCGAAGAAAATCTGCTTGGTCGTCCGCTGGGCTTCATCAATTATGGCGGGTACATTATTCCGTACTACGGCTTTAATACGTGCGGTGGTGAAATCACTCCGCAAACCACAGATAGTTGTGTAATTCCTTTGAACGTAATTAATCGCCGCGACAACTTGATGGGCGAACCTCTCGGGTTCATGGATGTCAACGGCTACATCATTCCTTACTACGCAACTGAAAGCTGCGAATAATTTAATTCAGGAGTTTCATCATGTCTAATCAAGTACCTATTATCTGTAAAGACGGCAAACTGCAACCGATGGAAGCAGGCGACACCATCAACTGCTCCTATCTCGATGATTGTGGCGGCGGTGGCGGCGGCGGCAGCGGCCTGCCGCCCGGTGGCACTCAAGGTCAACCTTTGCGTAAAACGTCAGGCGTCGATGGCGCCGCTGATTGGGATACTCTCTGGTACGTTGACCCAACGACCAAGGGTTTTCGCAGTGGCGCGCTTCCTGTGCAAGCAGACGGCGCTGATGTTCCATTGTTTCAAGCGCAAAACATCAACAACTCAAGCGGCCCTGACCTGATTCAACGCGCTGAGTTCGACAGTGATTTCAACTGGCGCACAACCCGCGATGGCAATGGCGATACGGAGCCAGTATCGACGCAATCTGGCTACGGTAATACGCAGTCTGGTTTCGGCGTAATCCAATCGGGCAGCTACAATACTCAATCGGGTAAAGAGAATGCGCAAAACGCTTCTTTTGGTTGTTTGCAAGCCGGCCAAAACAATACCCAATCCGGTGCATACAGTGGTCAAATCGGCATCACGAATACGCAAACGTCTGCCAACTTTTCATTCCAGTACGGTAGCACCAACACTCAAAACGGTGCTGTGCGCAGTATTCAAGGTGGCGATAACAACAACCAAACTGGTTACTACAACTATCAGCAAGGTCAAACTTCGATTCAAAATACCAGTCACAGTTTTCAACAGGCACATGAAAGCAATCAGCTTGGTGAATATAACTTTCAATTCGGTCATACGAATACTCAAAGCGCATACACCAGCAACGTTTTTCAAGCAGGCAGTGACAACGTTCAAGGCGGGCAAAATAACACTCAATTTGGTGCCAACAATAACCAGTTGAATACCTACAATTTTCAAGCCGGTCACAGTTTGACTCAAACGAATACTGCATCTGCAAGTGCGCAATTCGGTGAAACCAACAGCCAAGAAGCTAAACACTCTTTGCAAACTGGTCAATCAAATACGCAAAGTGGTTACTGGAATGTGCAAGGCGGTAGCCAAAATACGCAGTCGGGTAACTACGGTGCGCAGTTTGGTTTCTCGCACGTCATGGCGGGTAAAGGGAGCTTCCAAGCAGGTTTAGACCTTGATGATGGCGGCGCAAACTTGGCTATCATGTTCGGGGATTCAAAGACTGCAACCGCTGGAAGCCGCGTGTATTGCGCAGTCGATAACGGTATCTGGATTCGCCCTGTTGCTTCTGCTCCTGTTTCTTTGGAAGCAGGCGTTATCTGGTACGACAGTGTTAGCAATAAACTGAAATTTCACAATGGTACGACGACGGAGACTGTCACCAGTGCGTAATTTTCATGTCAACAGCAGTCTTCCGCGTAGCGGTAGCGAATTGATGCAAGCACTTCTGGCTCAACACCCAGAAGTGTATGCATCGGCAACGAGTCCGTTGCTTGAATATCAGTTTGCTGCGCATGGTAATTTCACAATGGCCGAAGTAAAAAGCCAAGAACCTAAAGGCATGCATAATGCTTTTGTAAATTTTTGTCGTTATGGAACTCGCGGCTATTATGAAGCGCTCACTGACAAACCAACGGTAGTGGATAAAAGCCGTGGGTGGATTCAGTATGCTGAAAATCTTTGGGCCATGTACCCAGATGCAAAAATTATTGCAATGGTGCGTGACCCCGAAGATATCGTGAAAAGTCTTGAGCGTATCTATCAAGAGTTTAATGGGCATCCTGAAACTCGTCACTTGCCAAATACCGCAGCTCAACGTCGCGCGTTTTGGTTGCATCCAGATTCAAAACCGTTGGGGCTTGCTCTGACTCGTTTCAAAGAACGTCGTGCAAAAGGAAACGATAGCCGCATTGCGTATGTCGATTACAATGCGTTGTGCAGCAACCCAGTTGACATGATGCAAAATGTTTTTGCGCATTTGGAATTGGAAAGTTATACCATCGACCCGGAACATGTAGTAAAAGCAGTGGCAGAAGATGACAGCCACTTTGGTATTTTTGGCCGTCACAAGCTGCGCCCCGTTGTCAGCGCTTCACATTTAATCTAAAGGAATACGGACATGGCAGAACAGAACCCTATTAAATGCGCAGGCGGTCAATACCGTCCGTTCGCTCCGGGGGATACGTTAGTACCCGGTATCGCACCTGTTATTGTCGGAGACGGCATTACAGGCGACGGCACGCTGGATAATCCTTTGATTGTATTGCCGCAAAATCTGAACATGGCAGTTGAAGACACTTCTAGCGTTGATTTGGAATTACTGGGTAATTTGCTTCGTGCAAACGTCCGTATTTCAGGCGACGCAAACAATTGTCTAGAACTTCGTGCTGACGGCCTGTATATGGCATGCGCAGGTTCAGGAGAAGCTCCTGCTACAGCAACAACTATTGCTATTAGCGCAGTAACTTCATCGGTACAAGAAGGCACAGCAGCTCAATATCGCTTGACACTTGATATTCCAGACCTTGTTGATATTGACGTAAATATTGCCTATTCCGGTTCGGAAGAAACTGCACATCCGGGTAGTTACCCTGATGAAATTGTAACAATTCCAGCAGGTAATTTGACTTATACATTTACTAAGGCAACAGTTGTTGATGCGTTGACGGAATCTACTCTTGTATTAACCGCAACAATTACTACAACTGACCATACTCCTGCACTTACAATTACTACTCCTTCTGCCAATGTCAATATTACTGATACTCAGGCTCTTGCCGGCATAATTGATGACGGTGAAGGGGTTTCAGGATGTAACGCAGGCGATAACGGCCCTCAAGAGTTTTCAACTTGCAATAATGTTGTACCTTCTGGCGGCGTTGCACCTTACACTTATGCATGGAGTGTACCGGGTACCATCACTAGCGGGCAGGGAACGCCTACTATTTGCTGGGAAAAACATAGCCCGAGGCCGATGTTTGTTAATGGCCCTGTAGCTGTAACAATCACGGATGCGAACGGAGTTATCTATATCACGTCAATTAGCTATGAATTGCAAATCGGCGGTCTTTGCGTTTAATCAGGCGGCTACTCCCCTTCGGGGGAGTAGCCAAATTTCTTAAAGGAAAAGGTAATGGCCGATGATAATTTGCAGTTACCTCCGACGGATGTAACGCCTGAGCAGCTGTATATTTTGATGCAAACATTAAACACAAAACTTGGAATGGTAATCAGGGAACAAACAGTAGCATCAGACCGCATGACAGCGATGGAAGCGGACGTAAAAGAAATTAGCGATGCGTGGCATGCAGTCAGTTTTTTGTCAAAAGCAATCAAGTTTCTTGCTGCTCTTGGTGGTGCCGGTTTAGTGCTTTATAGTTTGTGGGAATTGTTTTTACAAATCGTCAGGGGGAAGGGATGAAACTAATTGAAAATTGGCGCCAAGGGTGGACATTTTATACCACTTGGTTTTTTGCATTCATGCTGTTGTGGCCTGATATCTATCAAGCGGCGCAAGCTATCGGTATTTTTGATGATGTTTCGACTTCAACTACCGAACGCATGACTTACCGTATCATGGCTGTAACAGGATTGGCTTTGCGTTTTATCAAACAATCAAAGCCGGAGAAGACCAATGAGCCTGACAAGAGCT